ACTGGCGCGCCGAAACTTGCCGGCCATACAATGGAAGAGTAAGTTAATCACCTTGAATGTCCAGCGGAAGGAACGTTACGGAGGCGCACCATGACAAGCATATTCGACGTGGCCGCTTACGTGCTGGACAAGCTCGGCGTCATGACCACAATGAAACTGGAAAAGCTCTGCTACTATTCACAGGCATGGTCCCTCGTATGGGATGAACGGCGTCTGTTCCCCGAACGGTTCGAGGCATGGGCCAACGGCCCGGTATGCCCCGACCTATACCATGCGCACAAGGGCATGTTCAAGATCACGCGCGGCGATATTCACGGCGACCCGTCCAACATTGACGAGGACGGCATCAACACCATAGACGCCGTGTTGAAGGCCTACGGGAAAATGGGAGCCTACCAGTTGAGCGAACTCACCCACAGCGAACGCCCTTGGAAGGACGCTCGCGGCAATCTCCCCCAAGGCGCCATCTGCAACACCGAGATAACTGAAGCCGCCATGGCCGAATACTATGGGAGCCTCACCGAATAGTGGGCCACCGCAGCAAAACCAAGAGCATCAAGGCCAAAGCCCCGAGCTCTTCAAAACGTGTGCCCGCGCATCACGTGGCGAAAAGCTATCATGTCCCCGAATCCGCCACGGAGATTCCCAAAGATTCCGTGAACCGTCGCATCGTATTCCGTTTCGACTGCGTTGACCTTGAGGCCGACTGTCCATGGTCGCTCGCGCACATGAGCGACGAGGAGCATCGACTGCTGCTGTTGAAGATGCGTGACTTCGAAAAGGCCACGGTGGGCGAGATCATTAGCCCCTCATATCAGGCGTTCACCTGCTACCCTGATTTCACCCAATGCCCCAACCAGACGCCACAGGACCGGCTGGCGAAATACTATGAACGCGAAGGCGATGCGTTGGCCCGGTTCCGCTTGGGCGGCACCGAACGCCTGTACGGTTTCCTTGTAGGCAACGAGTTCCACATTCTCTGGTGGGACCCGAACCATGAGGTATGGCCCTCCACTAGGAAACACACCTGACCATCATATTGTAGTGGTATACAAAATGGTCCCGTTCTCCAATACAGGAAGACGAGACCATTGTCTTTCGTTTACTGCTTCGCCGTATATCCGACAGCAACACATGATTCCATGACGCTATTCAGATCAGATAGCACTTGAAGGCTGTCGTATTGGGCATCAGCGTAACCAAGATTCTGTGTCGCATACACAATCTTCAACATCGGAGCATTCAATGCGGCAAGACTCGCTTTCATATCGGGATCGGCCTTCGGGAATGCCTCGTTGATTGTCTTGACCGCCAATGAAGCTCCCGAGAAGGCTTGGACGGCATCATGGTTAGCCGAATCGCGGAAGTACCCAGATACCGCTGCCACATCATCAATCAGGGACTGATCACCATCGAAGAGGACACCGCAGGCTCCCATCGTATCGGGCGCTACGCTCGGAGCGCTCACATATCCGTTCAACTGGACCTTCGCGGCTTTGTATTTATCCTCCCATGCATACGACGATTGTTGAGCGGAATTGACTTCTTCACTCATAGCTCCGACACCGAAAAGCATGCCCACGAACAGTGCGACGATGATACCGATAATCAACAAGACGAAAACCGGCACCGGAATCGTGATTCCCTTTTTACGCCTATGAGATACAGGCTGTGATGGTTGCATGCCTGCTGGCGGCATGGGCTGGTAAACCGGCGAGCTCATGTTGTTTCCCCTTCTCTTCATTGGGTCAATAGTTTATGAATTTTATGTCCCATGCTTGATTATCATGGTTGCATCGGCAAGGACGATAGAAAGATGTCGGTCGGTGAGCCGCTGCCTAGATTCAGCGCATCACTAATATTGTCGGAGGCATGTTCATTGACTTCCTTCGTTTTGGTGTAGTCATGAATGACGAAGCCGACCACGGCGATGATCACCGCTGCAATAAGAATGCTCACAACGGATTTGCCGATGCCGGTATCGTGATTGTCGGATTGAGAATCCTTCTTCCTTATCTGCTGCTCCTGCAATTCCACGAGTCTTTTCTGTGTCTCCAATAGCTGGCGTTGCAGTTCTTCCTGCGTCATCTCTGGCTTTGACTTGTCCGGTTCCGATTCAGGCCAATTCTGTTCAGGCTCGCTCAAAATTATTCCCTTCTATCCATTGAACTGGTGCCTTAATCCTAACTCGATATGGCTAGGTTGTCGTGCAGCCAATGTCTATAGTCCTGTAGGACGCTGACGGTTATACGAAGTTCCTGCGCCATCGCATAGGGTTCTCCCCCGTACAGGTCTTCGGCGTGCATGTAGTCCACGGGGTTAATCAACGCCAACGCGGTCTCCTTGCGGGTCAGACACTCCTCCTTATCACGGCTCAATAGTCTGAGTCCGTCATCGAAATGCCTGGCGTGGATAAGCTCATGCTGCAACGTGCATACCCGTTGTCCCATGCTCATGGTGGGGTCGATGTACGCGGTGCGGGTATCGGGATCGTATTCCCCGCACTGCGTCCCGTCGAAATCCTTATCCTCTATGAGGACTCCCATGCGCTGGGCCTCACTGGTGAGGTCAGTCCAGGTCTTCACTACGACCGGACTCCGCACGCTTGTTATCATCCCGATAAGCGGCCTTCTCTACTTCTATCTTTCTGCCGATGACCTTTTCAAGCTGGGACACCACCGAGGCTGTCTCGGATACCGGCTGGCGCAATGTTTCCTTGGTGAGACGAGCCAGTTCGATCATCAACGAACGGCCGGTGGTGCCCGATAATGCGGCAAGAGCATCTACGTCGTTGGTGTCGATGGCCCTTTTGCCGTTGACCCTTTCGCTGACATACGCTTCGGTGAAACCGAGGTATTCAGCAATCTGACGCTGCCTTACCTTGTGCGCCTTCATGTACTTTTTATACTCCGTCGCAAATGCCAAGGCGAACGCAGACATTTCGCGGAAATCATTTGGATTAGCCATACTTAAATCTTAGCATATGCGATACGGCGTGTCTAGTCTTGACGGAAGCTTGGCATATGCTAAGTTAATAGATATGAGCAGCACACAGAAACTTACAACAGCCGGCATTCGATACCGACTCTTCATCGCACAGAAAAGCCTCCGATGGCTTGCAGCGAAACTCGGATGGGACGTAAGCAAACTCTCCCGCCGACTCGCAGGCCAACCGGCCTTCAAAGTCGATGAACTGGACATGATCTGCGAAGCGCTCGGAGTCAGTTTCGAGGAACTGCTCACCATCCCAGTGGACATGCAGGAGAAGTTCTTCGGCACTGGGACGCCTGACTTGGAGGTAACAGCATGAGTGTCTATCAGACCCCAACTTGGACTCGCCGCCACGCGAGACTAACTGGCTCCCCCCAGTCAGACCCACGTAGCGACATGAACGCCAGCCGCCTCACGAACGGGTTTGCCGCAACTGAGATTGCAGCACGGCGTTTTCACGAGAGATATGGACGATTGCAGCCGCGAGATTCGCTAGACCGTACGCCATCTTCCGCTGAGCTGGGTCAGCTGACAGCCTTGCTGCTGCATTGAAATCATCGCAAGCGGAACTTGCATAGTTCTCCGCTTCACTAGCCATAAAAATCACCTCCTCTCCGAATCGAGAAAACAATGCTTAGTCAGAATCGTAACCTCTCCCAGAAGCTCGTGGTCGAGGAGCGTCGCACCCGTGAATACTTCACCGGCAACGTCACCGAAGATGGTCTTATCAACGCGGAAATCGACACCGATTACGGTGCCCGTCCCCTCACTCCGAGTCAGGCGCGTTTCGCCGCCAAGGCCCTTGAGGACCTGGCCGACTGCGCCGACGAGAAGAACGAGGAATAACAAGTCTTGCCGTGGCCGGTCGGTTCCCTTATTCACCAAACAAGACTACAGGCGAACAAATACTGACCATACTACGACCGTTCACGGCAACCATCGGCCTGTCCCCACGCCGACTAGTGGGGGTCTGGAAACGCCATCGAACCGTCATAAAGAACACTCCTGTTCTCCGACTGATTTTCTACCGAATCGTGACGGTTGGCGGAGAGAGTCCGAATCTCTCACAGGCCACGGAAAGGATAAATGATGAACACCAAGGATTATGGACATCACTGTTCGGGCTATCAGCACCCTGACGGTTCGCCCACACGCTATGAGACACGGGCCGTGAGCCTGTGCATGGCGGGCTTGGTTCTTGGTGTTCTCACGCTTCTCTTCCAACCCAGTGCGGGCCCGTGGAGCATTCTCGCGGGTTTCCTGTGCTGTTCCCCCGTCGCCCTGTGCTTCATGTTGGACGACGAATAACTGAAGATTTCCGGGCGTGGTCTTTTCCTCATTTCTAACTCGTCCGGTGGTAGCCAAGCGCACGGTGGCCGCAGCCGAGAAGCCTTCCAATGGTCATGGACTTCAAAGACTGCACCGGGTTCGACTCCCGGCTTGGCGCTCAGAAAAATTGAACCCCTTCGCGTCCTTGCGTCGGAAACCAATAAAAGGGTTTCGGACGTGTCAGCACCGGCGTAGAAGGACAACCAAATAATCAAGCCCAGTGGAGGGAAACAATCATGGAACTCACCCCATTCGACCGTATGAGACTACTCAACGAGGCGCGTGGACTATTGCCGCAGGACGAGCTTGAACGTCGGGCGCGCGTGATTCTCGACGATCCCGCCGCTCCTTCTGAGACATCGAAGGAACCCGACTCGCCTCGTCTTATCATCAGCGACTTCCTGCGCTCGAAAGGATTCGAGCCGATGAAGAAAAGCGCTCTGCATTTCGGCTCCCGTCTGGCCGAGAACTACAAGATGAAGTTCGGCGCCTACCCGCCGAAGCACGGGAAGGCCTACATCTACTACGAGATCGACCGGCCTCTCATGGAGGAGACGTGGGCTCAGATTCAGACGGAGGACGCCGACTGATGGCATCTGATTTCAACTCCATCGCCAAAGCCATCCGTTATCTCGGTGATTGCGTCCGTTATCTCGCGGACAAGTATGTGGCCGTGAACGATCGTGTGTACTCGGATTGGAACGAGGCCTCGAAGGTCGTGGGGGACGTTGGCCGTGACCATGTGGCCGATTATGCGGAGGCGTCGCACAAGCAGGGCAAGTCGCGTACTTGGCGTCACAGTCACCTGATGGAACGCGAGGAACAACTGTCCATGCAGTCGAGGGGTTCTCATGTTGACTCCGAATGATGTCCGGCATAGAAAGTTCCGCACGTATCGTTCCCTGCTTTACGGAGAGGTCTACGACGCGGAGGACGTTGACGATTTTCTCGACTCGGTGGCCGACACCATCAAGGTTTTAGGCAAGGAAGTACTCAAAGCAAGAAAGAAAAGGCAATGACCGTCGAGCAGATGACCGATGACGATTACTTCGCGTTGGACGCGGTGGATCAGACTTCGTTGAAGAAAATGCTGGTAAGCCCGTTGGCGTATTCGGATTACCTGACCGGTGAGCATGGTTACTCTTCGGCGTTGGAGTTTGGTAAGGCGGCGCACAGCATGGTTTTGGGCAGTGGCCCGCAGGTTGTGGCTAAACCGAATCTGCGTACCAAGGAGGGCAAGGCTCTTCGTGACAGGCTGGTCGAACAGTATGGTGCGGACGACATCGTGTGGCTGTCCTCTGATGATGTGGAGAAGGTTCAGGCCATGCGGGACATGGTTGGAGACTTTTTCACGAAGCTGGATGGTCAGCCGGAGGTGGCGATGATCGCCACCGACCCTGATACCGGGTTGTTGATTAAGGGCAAGGCGGACTGGTTGCCGTCCACTCCCGACCCGGATGGTGTGCTGCGTATCCGTGATTACAAGACCACGGTGAAGTCGCCGGACGAGTTCGAGCGTTCCTGCTGGCAGTACGGGTATCACATTCAGGCCGCGTTCTACATGAGTCTCTACCGGTTGACGATGCCCGACTATAAGGGGCCGTTGGGTTTCGAGTTCATCGTGCAGGAGAAGAACCCGCCGTTCGACTGGATGCGCTACGAGATTCAGGAGGATTCACCCATCATCACCGAACTGGCGGAACCGAAGATAAACCACGCCTTGCAGAGCATCAAATGGTTCCGCGACAACACGGAGAACCCGTTGGAGGCGATGAGAGCCTACGGGTTGCCCAAATACCCGCAGGATGTCGTGTTCCCCGACTGGAAGCTGTTGGAGGAAGAGGAGGAGATTGAATCATGGCGGTAGTCAAGAAGAACCGTAAGGCTTACGGATACGATTACGCGGATTTGCCGTCGATTCTCCTTTATGTTGACGAAACCCTGCACCTTGAGGTCAGGCAGCATGTGATCTACGATGTGGCCCCTCATTTCCCTTATGGGTGCGTGGTCACGTCCATCAGGCAGAAGGACGGCGAATGGTCCGACTGGCTGGCTCCCATCCCGGTTCTCGTGGGAGACGAGACGGAGGGCGGCAACCAGAAAAGGAAGAACACGCTGGCGCAACGGTATGGTTCCGCCGAAACGTATGCGCGACGCTACTCGTTGAACACGGCGTTGGGATTGTCTTCCACGGATAATGACGCGCAGACCTCCGGTTTCCAGAAACGTTCCGTCAAGTTCATGACCGACGAGCAGAAAACACAGATCGACCGGATTCTTGAAGACTGCAAGATTCCGGTGGGTCAGGAGAACGGTTTCATCGGCAACGTTCTGCAAACGCGGGTCGCCTATGGCACGTTGACCGAATATCAGGCGCAACGGTTCATCGACGCTTATCAACAGCACAACGACAAGGTTAAGGAGGCTCCCAGTGAGCAGTGAGATTGGTTTAAACGACGCGAAACCGGGCATGTGGATCGAGTTCGATGATGCGTACGGGCATTATGCGGGTGAACTGCATGAGATGAAGGATTCGGAAGATGTTATACACTCTCTCATCCTAAGTATGAGCGATAGGCCTCCACTGTACATCGAGACCGAGGATGAGGGCAATCTCGTGATTCTCATTGATTTTGGTGATGGGTACCGTCACGGTTCCGCCCGGAACGTGCACGTGTATGAGTCGAAGCCCGAGACGGAATCCGTCAAGCAGGCTGAAGATGATGGCGGGCAACCGTTCTGGAAAGGCAAAACCTGCGAGGAGCTAGCCGGATTACGTGTCAAGGTAACATACAAGAACGGGGCCGTGCTTACCGGCGTCACCAACGAAGATGGCGACGTTGTGATATCTGATTCAGGTCGCGTTGCCCCCTTGTCTCGCTACTACGGTAATGGACGCTTTGCTCCAACGATTTATATCAAGTCCATTGAACTGTTGGATGATGCCCCGCGTGAGCGTATCACCGATATCGCGAAGGTTCGTCCCGGCGACAAGGTGGTAATGAAGAACGGCAACGAGTACACGGCGGTGAATGTGCGTCCTGAGTGTACGGACGGCTCGTCCCTGCAACTGAACGTCGAGGGTTTCGGCATTGCAGTCGCTTTATGGGCGGAGGACTCCGCCTTCCAATATGCGTATCGAGAACCGTACACGATGGCCGACCTTCCGAAGGAGCCAGGATTCTACAAGGCTCGCACCGAATCGGTGTGGAAGCATGACGGCAAACGTTGGATGCCGGTGCTCTCCCACGATGGCACCATCGCCCCCGCCTTCCCATGCCAGTCCCAATCCCGCAGCCAGTTCTTCAAGACCAGTGTCCGGGATGATCGTTTCCCGTTCACGAAGGTGGAGGCGAGCTTCGAGTGACTTTCACCCCGAGACCGGGCTGCAAGTGCGCGAGATGCCTGTGGGCTCACGGGGACAAGATCACGCTCCCCCAATGCCCTACATGCGGCGCCACTGATTGCGCCGGAGCCCAATCACACATGCTGGTCTGCAATCAGACGGTCAGCAAGAAACACAAGGTCTACCCGTATAGGAGGTACAGCTGATGGCCGGAGAGGCACGAGTCGTTTTGGATAACGCCCGTCTGGGCGCTGACCCGGAACAGAAGCAATCACAGTCGGGGCAGCCCTACTTGAGTCTGCGGTTCGCCATCACCCCTTACAGGAAGAACCGTCAGACCAACCAGTACGAGGACGGGGAGACGGAATGGTGGCAGGCCACCGAGTTCGACACCCGGCAGATGGAAACCTATATGCGTGAACTGCATAAGGGCGATTCGATTCGCGTCGAAGGCGCGTTAAGCATTCGTCTCTATCAGGACAAGCAGGGTCAGACCCAGATCAGCCGCGAGGTTCGGTTCGCGCACATCTCGAAGAATCTACCCAAGGCGAAGCAACAGCAGCAGGGTTTCCAGCCGAATTACGGTCAGCAGCCGAACAATTACGGTCAGGAAAACTATGGGGTGCAGAACTATCAGCAACCACAGCAGCAGCCTAACCCACAGTTCCAGCAGTCGGCTCAACAGTCGAACCAGCAGCAGTATCAGCAGCCAGCCGTTGACCCTTGGAGCCAACCGCAAGGCGCCTCTCAGGATGAGTTCGGCAATGGCGAGCTCTAACCCTTCACGTGAGACGTGCCGTCTTGTGGACCGGCGTGACGGCGAACGGTGCGTCCGTTGCGGCGCCACCTACAACTGGGCGGGTTTCTCCCGTCATCACAGGCATCTGAGAAGCCACCCGTTCCCCGGACTCCACCTGCCATCAAATCTCATACTGCTGTGCGGAAGCGGTTCGAACGAGGGTTGCCATTTGTGGGTGCATACCCATCAGCGTGAGGCGATGGACAACGGGTGGCTGGTCAGCGGTTTCAACGACCACCCCGAACAGGTGCCAGTCATGGTTTACGGCAAGGGCCTTGTGCTCTTGGACAACATGGGAGGCTTCACGTTATGCAGTTAGACGAAGCAGTCGAAGCGCTCTACAAACTGTTCTGCCGTGCCCCGTCCTTCCATATCGCGTTATGCAGGCTCGACCCGGTGGCGGCGTCCAGATTCATGAACGGAGATATTCGACTATGACACAGGCGAGGAAAGGGCCGCGACTGCCGTTAAGCCGTCAGGATGAGGCGATACTTGCCGGCCCGTGACTGTCAACCCAACTGGGACGCAACCTACGTGCAGCCGAGGCGCAGACGTTCGGACGCATGGTCTACGACGAGTGGACGAAAACCCATCCGGGCACACTCCCCTACACGGTAAGAATCGATTCCAGTCAGAAAACCGCGTACCTGCCAGAAGACCTGCCCCTATTGCACAAGGCGCTCACCCGGTACACGAACAGCAAATCATATCAACGTATTCAAACGGAAATCAAAGGAGAACACCAATGAGTGAGAAACCATTCTGGGAAGGCAAGACCGGTAAGGAGATGGCCGGACTGCACGTCAAGGTCACATGGAAGAACGGCACCATTATTACTGGAGTGTTAGATGACATAGGAGATATTGATTTAGGCGATAATCGTTCTTTGTACATGTCACGTGGCTATGACTCTTACTGCGATTTTGAGCCAATGGACAATATCCAATCCATTGAATTGTTGGATGACCCCGAGTATGAGCGCATCGATGATATCAAGGACGTGCGCGAGGGCGATATTTTCGTCGCCAATGACGGGAACAAGTATCCCATTGATGCCGTGGACACCTACAGGGCTTTTGGGCGGTGCAGGGCTTATTTTTCCTACTCTGGGCCTTTTTGGCTCAGCAATTGTTCCTTCGCCTACGCTCTGCGTCCGAAGCCGAAGCCGAAGCTGCCCAACCATGACGGACTGTGGCTTGACAAGGACGGTAACACGTGGACGATGCGCGACGGCAGCGTGCAGTGCACGTGCATCGGTGACGATAACTGGGGTTTCACCCGCACGTGGTTCTCACCGGATAGCGTTCAGGTGCTGGCTGCGGCTCCGTTCCGTCCGGCCAAGGCGGTGGAAGCATGAGCATCATCAGCAGTGAGGCGGAGCGCCTCTACCCGCCAAAAGCGGTTGATTTCCACGACGCAATAACGATACCGGTTTACACGTCCGATGACTTGGCGGAAGCGTACATGGATGGCGCTGAACGCAAGCCCACGGACGAGGAAATCGAAGCCGCCATAGGCGAAGTCCGAAAGTTCATCGTGCTTCCCGGCGCGTATTTGGAAAACATCATCAGAATCGCCTTCAACGCGGCGAGGAGAAAGGCAACGGAAGAATGAACAATCTTATCCAATGCGATATGTGCGGCGACTTCATGTCCAAACGTTGGAGCGAAACCATTGACGGTAAGCCGTATTGCCGTGATTGCGTTCCGAAGAAGCGTCTCATCGATTCGGGTGAGCCAACCGAGTTCGATGATACCGACGAAATCGTATGCCCTTACTGCGGGCACCGATACGAAGATTCGTATGAATGCGGTGGCAATGACGAGTACTTCGAGGAGGAGTGCGAGAACTGTGGACGAGAGTTCAACGTGACCCGCTACATCGACATCAGCTATGGCAGCAAGCCGATGGAGGCAACGGAAGAATGAATCTTTTAGATGAAACCAAGGGTGCGATCTCACGAAGCGGGCATTCGACCGATGACGTTCGATTCGTCGGCTCCCGCGACGGGGAGTTGGGGATTCCGTGGAGTCAGGCGGAAAAGGTGCTCGACGTCGATTACGACGAAGGATACGGCGGTCAGGAGATAGCCGCCGATCTGGTCGTGGTGTTCACGGATGGCGGGTTCCTGCGCCGCGAGGAATACGACGGCAGCGAATGGTGGGAGTACGAGCCACCGTTCAGAGTCCCGGAGACGCAGAAGCCGTTCAAACTCGTGAAGGCGCTCAGCTATTACACACAGTTGCTTGTGGACATCAATTACCCGATGAAGGCAACGGAGGAATGAGCGACATGAGGAGCTTCATCAAGGTTAGCCATGAACGTTTCACTTTGATTCTGCGCAAGGGGATGCTCCCGTTCCACTGGATTGCGGAGTCTCATGTCTTCCCGGACAAGGGTTATGTCACATCGGTGCGAGAGCGCGCCAACTACGGCGCAGTATGGGCGTTGAGCAGTATGGGCGCTCTCGATCAGGTCATGCCCTCGATCTGGGAGGACATCAAATGGTTGGACGAAAGGATGGACTGATGCGTTTTCACAAAATTAGCCCGTGTCCCAAATGCGGGGGCAAGGTCAAGGCGAAATGGGAGGAGCAGCATTATCTGTCCGCTTTGGTCTTCCGGTGCGGCGGATGCAGGTATAAGCCGTATGCTCTCGCGTTGAAGTCGAAGCCCGCAGTGGAGTGGGAGTGGCCGAAAGACATGATGCTCGCAGCCGCCATCCGTCGTTGGAATGCGATGTGCAACGGGGACAAGCGTTATCGGTTGATCTACGAGAGTCTGGGAGGCAGACGATGAGTGTCCTGTATCACGGCGGCGTACCCGATCTGAATACGGGCGACATCATCGAGCCCGGTCACAGCCGGGACAATTTCGACGACTGCCCGATATGCCGCGCCCGACGCGAGCAGGGCGCGGACGCACCCATCGACGCGACACTGCACCCCGACCAGGTGTACTGCACCCCCGACCGTCTCTACGCGCACTTCCACGCGAGCATGTACGGGCGCGGGAACGTCTACCAGGTGCGACCGGCCAATTGCACGCTCACCCGCAGCGGCGAGGATTCCATCGAATCCTACCGGTGTGACCGGCTGGAGGTGGTCAGGGTGGTGGACGTGCACGTGACGCTGACATGGAAGGAACGCCGCAAACTCGCCCGCAAGTGGGCCAAGGCCGACAAGGAGCACGACGGCAAGGCGTTAGACCCGAATCCGGTGCCGCGCAACGCGACCCCTGAAATGCTAGCCCGCTGGCAGGAAAGGGAAATCGCACTCGCAGAAAGACAGATGGGAGGCGGACGATGAATGAACCGTTTGACGTGCAGAAGACCATTCACGACCGCATTGTGATGCACTCCAAGTATGGCGTGCAGGGTGCTTGGAATGACGGGTATATCGCGGGCTTGTCGGTCGCATTGTGGGCCGTGGTAACGGCTGACGGAGTGAACCGTACCGGCTGCAAGCATTTCGATCTGCACAATCCCGGACAAAAGGAGATGGGCCTTGAGCATTGAGACGGAATCGTTCGACTTGACCTTTGGCAGCATCCACTATGCCGGCACGAGGCTCACTATCCCGATTGACGATGACGAATACATGGTTTATCGGGTAGAGATCGCCAATCATCGGCGTGGCTCTTCCAGCTTGGTGACGTTTCACCTCGACCGGGACGACTCCCGCCCGGAGCACAAGACCGTTGGCCAATCTGCAAGCGCTTATCTGAGCGTGGACGAGGCGAAACAAATCATGCAGGCACTGCAACAGGCAATCAAGGAGGCGGACGATGAGTGACAAGGCGATGCCGTTGGGCAGGAAGTTCAAGGTTCGGTTGACCATCACGCCGGAGGAAACCGGAACGCCCGTGGACATGCTGGGATTCACGTTCACCAGCGGCCGGAACGGGCATACGGAACTGGACGCAATGTACAGCAACATTCCCAAACTGGTTGACGACGGGCTCGACTCACTGTCGATTCTTGTGATCTTCAAAACACTGGAGATGTGGGCCCAGAAGGGATATGAGCTGTGCCAGCCCATCGTTCAACGATTTTACGGAGGCAGACGATGAGCTATAAGGCGAAGATATTCACCCGCGAGGAGTTTCGAGAGGTCGTCGCAGCCGCCATCTACGACTACGAACAAGCGCCCGCGAAATGCCTCTACACGACCAAGGATGCGGCAGACCAACTCTACGGCCATTACGGCGAGGAAACCGAGGTGGAGGAATGAACGGAGTACAGCTTACCAACCATCTGACCGCGCAATTCAGGGCCTCTGCCCTGAGCCGGTACGAGGCCAGAATCACCGAGGACGGCGACTTCAGAGCCTACATATACGCCATGAGCCTCAAACGTCTCAAACGCAAGTGCGAGAGGTACGCGAAGCGTGAACGCAAGGCCATCGCATATGTCGCCACGCTCAAGGAGGAATCATGAGCGTAAGTAGTCTCAAAACGCGAAGAAGGAATTGAATTGAGCGGCTGGCGTGACAAGGCCGCGTGCCGTGACATGGACCCTGACCTGTTCTTCCCAACCACGTCCAGCGAGGAACGATTGGCGCTCAAGGCCTGCGCCCAATGTCCGGCGATATGCGAATGCGCACGGTACGCGGCGCAACACGACAGAATCAGCGGCTACCCATTGCAAGGCGTATGGGGTGGCGTGAACAGGAGCAGAAGAAGGAATCGAAATGAGTGACAAGGATATGGTCACGGTTTACGAACGACGTGACGGCAGCAAACCCGGATTATGGTCCGTGTACCGGTATTTGGGGTGGGACGTGTTTTTCTCGTTCTCCCTCGCGGTGGGCATCACGTCAAAGAATACGATGATGGCCATTGTTCAAGCGTTTTGTCTGCTGGTTTTTCTTGGACTCACCGTCTGGCAGTTGAACCATCTGACTTGGAGCATCACCGACTATCGGGTGCGTATCAGCTCTAATTTGGAGAAGGGGGCTCATGTTGAGCAAAGCGAAAAGTAAAGCATGGCAACTGCTCATTGAAGACTCGAACCGTCCGGCAGAGGAGATTCGCTTGGCTACCGGACTTCGGGTCGATGTGATCGAGCAGATGCGCGGGGACGTGCAAAAACGACTACGAGACAACCCGGAGTTCTGATTATGAGACCGAGTTATCTGCCCGTCCAGTATGAGCATTGCCCGTACTGCGGAGGAATCTTGAACGTATTCGGGGACTGCGTGGACTGCCAGTTTCACGATGACCCGACTGAATGGTGGATGGACGAATGAGCCGACAGAAAGCCAAAGGCACACTGCTTGAATCCAAGGTGGTCAACTATTTGCGCGCCCGGTTGGGTGACAGCGAGCAGACGATACACCGTGAAGTGTTGCATGGGACGAAAGACCAGGGCGATATCACCGGTCTGCGTATCCACGGCCAGCCGGTCGTATTGGAGTGTAAAAACTACAGCACCTATACGGGGAGACTCAAGGAGTGGATGCAGGAGGGCCGTACCGAGGCGGGGAACGCTGACGCACCTTACTGGTTCGTCGTGTTCAAACAGAAGGGTCTCGGCTTGGACTCGCTGTCAAGCATGGACAACCAGCCCGTGCTCACCGACTTAAAGACCCTCGCATTGATAGCAGGACATGGAATCATCGAAGGAGACGAAGAATGAGCTACGACCTGTTCATAGTGGACAAGGATGTGCCGGAACCGGAATGGTTTGACGTATGCGAACGGGACGGCGAGCATGTGCAGACCGCTCATGGCCATTATTTCAACTACACGTATAATCTATCCGCGTTTTTCACCGATTACAAGGTCCATCCTAAGCATGACCTGGACGGGTTGACGGCCGGGGAGGCCGCAGCCCGTATCGACAAGGCGTTGAAAGACATCTACTTGGAACCATTGTATGTTTTGCGCGGCAAATACAATCCGCCGAACTATTGGGGCAGCGTGGACAGCGCCATCGCATGGTTGAAACTGATATACGACTATTGCCGGGAACACCCGGACTATATCGTGAGGGAACGCTCCTAAGGGGAAATGATGGAAGATAGGAAACTCGTTGATTTCGCCCGTTGGCTGAACGATCATCCGGGCGAATGGAATCTTTGGCCGTATCTCATTCCCATACAGGCCGGCCGCAGGGATACCGTCGCATCGATGAGGCTTGTCATGGAACGCATCAAAAACCATCAGTACGACGAGTTCCGCGTGGACACCGTATTGCTCGAATACGAACTATTCAACGGTTTCATGGGCTTCGATAAGGGCAGCGTGCATGAAAACGGTCTCGCGTTGAAGATGAGGCTCAAAGCATGACCGCGCGGGGGGACGACCGGAAACTCATGCACTGGATAGCCTCACACGGATACACGGTGGTCAGGGCCACGACCGGCCACTGGAAAGTCTACGACAACGGCGTGCTGCTCACGGCGACGAGCGGCACGCCATCGGACTGGCGAAGCCGCCACAACTTCATCAAGACGTTAAGGAGACGATCATGTCAGACCCCGTGAACCCGGAACGGCTGCTGGAGGAGGCGGAATGAGCATCGTCGGCTTGGCGCATTTCATCGAACTGGCCGTGTTCTTCATCATCGGGATACAGGCGTTCCGCTACCTATTCAGGAAATGGAATATATCCCTATCCGATGAAGGCGGCGACGCGATGACGATCGTTGCCTTCAGCTTTGGATTGATAGCGGCTTTCGCAGCGCATGGCGTCTGCTGGGCGTTCATGCAAATGGTGTTCCCCGATTACACGTACTGGCTGATAGGAGCATGACAATGGTACGCAAAGGATACGTTCAACTGGTCAACAGCTTCTACATGAACCGTAAGGTACGCAAGCTCAGGCACACATGCCCGAGCGCAATAGGCGCGTTCACGATGATGCTTACTTTCTGCGGAGACAATCTTTCAGACGGACATATCAGCGAAGACGATGCGTTTTACGTGTTGGATATCACCGATTCAGAAATCGATGCGCTTTGCGAAGTCGGCATGATCGAGCCGGACGGGAACAACGGGTACTACATTCACGACTATCTCGCACACAATCGAAGCCGCGAACAGGTGCAGAAGAAGCGCGAAAGCAATGCTGAAAATTACCGAAAAGATAAAAACGAGGCGAAAACCTCCGATTCAGATAACTTTCAGACGGCTGAATCGCGTCTGAATCGGGACAAACACCAGAACACCAGAACACCAGAAGAATTATCTAAAGATAATTCAACTCCCCCTACCCCCTCGAAGCCGGACTTCGGTAATCTGCTTGACCGTATCGAGGCTTTCTATCCGACGAACAGGTTTGACGGGAAAACCTCCCAGTCCCGTATGCAGCTGGAGGTCGATTGGCCGAAGATCGTGAAAGCCGCTGGAGACTCCGACCCGAGCATGTTTCTCGAAGCCAAGGCTCGAGCGTATGCGGAGGCCACCGACGAGCAGTACGTGAAAACGTTCAGCCGGTTCATCGGCGGTGAACTGTACGCCCGCAACTGGGAGAAACCCAAGCCCGAAGCGCCGAAGCCACGACCAGGGCAACCGTTGAAATCCCGAAGCCAGCAGAACCTTGAGGCGAATCTGGCGAAAACATGGCAGTACATGACACCCGAGGAACGTGCAAGATACCAGCAGCAGGGAGGTTTCAATGCTCAGCAGGGGTGAGGCAGCAGCCGTATTGTCGCTTATCAACGCGCATCACGGCAACGCGCAATGGGATGACGTTCAGCTTGAAGCGTTCCATTCGGAACTGAGGACGGACATCACCGCCGCCGAGGCTCAGGAGGCGGTGAGACGCTTCTATGCGGAGAACGATACCGGCCGTTGGTGTGGTTCGGGTGACATCAACGCCATCGTCCGCCGACTGCGCGGCAAGGCGAAGCCCTCGGAGGCGGAGATCGCGCGTGAGTGCGATGCGCGGGGCTTGGAGGGTGACGCGGCGTGGCTGTACCGGCGTCAGCGCATGTTGGGCCGTCAACCCGAGGAGGCGGCTCGAATCACGGCCTCGAGTCGCAACCCGTTGGAGTTGGAGCCGGCGAAGCCGAAGCGGCGTACACCGGTACGGCATTTCCTCGGCGCGGGCGACTTGGGGTTGGGTGACATACTGCCGCGACACGCCGAACCACATTTGGAAAACTAGAGACGCCCGTGCATTATTGGTCTTGCTGACACGTCCGAAGCTCTTAATGAGTGAAGGTCTAGGTCAGTTTGTCTTTTTCCCCTGAAAACACGAGGCTCTGCCGCTATGACGGTTGCTGGCGGGAGATCGTGACCGACGCGCCGTCCATGCTCATCGGGCATGGGATACCCGAGAACCGGAGCCTGTTGTGCGCATGGCATGAACGCCAGCTCTCCAACGACCTGCAATGGTTGGAACGCAACCTGCCCGACCTGACCGAGTATCGCATCAACCGCGCCTACGGGCACAAGAACGGTGGCGGCGGGAACGCGGGCACGGCTCCAGCGCCCGTAAGGGAAACCCTGCACGACCTGCTGTACGCTGACGACGACCACGGTTATCCGGGCTTGCAAGGCACACTCTACGAGTGGGTGCGCAGCCTGAAACTGAACCTGCGTGAATCGGCGCCGCTGGCCGACATGGTTTACCGAATCGCCAATCACCCGAAACTCGACGAGCACCCGTCCACGCCCGTGTACGCGGAACCGGTTCACGGGCTGGTGCGCAAACTGCGTCGTTTCCTCACGGACGATGACGGGGAAACCGTGTTGTACGGGCCATGCCCCGCCAACGGGTGCCTGGGCCAGCTCTCCGGCTATGCGGACGCGGAGACGGCGAAATGCCCGCAATGCGGTTTCAGTATGCCGGTCGCCCTTATCAGGGCGGAACGGGTGAAGCGTCTCCTCCAATCGGAGGCGGTGAGAACCCGTGGCGAACTATTGGACATCATCAAGGCGTGCGGGATGCGCGTGAACCGCAGCACTTTGCGCAGTTGGATACATCGCGGCCAGTTGCCCCAGCAGGGCGAGGACTCGTACAGCAATCCGCTTTACAGGTTCAGTGATTTCTACCGGCTCACAACCGGATTGTCCGAGAACGCGGACGTGTGGGAGATCATGCAAGCCGCACAAAACCAATCCAAGGAAGGAGACAACCAATGAGCAGCCAGATTCAACCATTCGACTTCAGGGGCATTCAGGTGCGTGTCCTAACCGATGAACACGGCAACCCGTGGTTCCTTGGAGCGGACGTATGCACCATTCTCAGTACGGCCACCAACCATATTCGGGAATACCTCGATGCCGATGAAATCACCAATATCCGTAGTACGGATATTGCTCAGAACGGTGGCAAGGCACCCGTTTTCGTGTCCGAGTCCGGCCTGTACTCCCTCGTGTTACGCAGCCGCAAGCCCGAGGCTCGCGAGTTCAAACGCTGGGTGACGCATGAGGTGCTGCCATCGATTCGCAGGCATGGTGCGTACATGACCGAATCGACTTTGGAAAAGGCAGTCACCGAACCCGACTTCCTTATCCGACTTGCCACACAAATCAAACAGGAGCGGGCGGAAAAGGAGAAGGCCCAAGCACAGGTCGAACGGATGCGTCCCAAGGCATTGTTCGCTGACGCTGTGGAAACCTCGAAGACCAGCATCCTTGTGGGCGACTTGGCGAAAGTCCTGAAAGGCAATGGCGTGGATATTGGCGGCACTCGCTTGTTCGCGTGGCTGAGGGACAACGGATGGCTGATGAAAACCGGCAGCTCTCGCAACATGCCCACGCAGAAATCTATGGAATTGGGCTTGTTCGAGATCAAGGAAACCACCGTGGTTCACTCGGACGGTCACACGACCATCAACAAGACGCCGAAAGTCACGGGCAAAGGTCAGACGTTCTTCGTCAACAAGTTCCTCGGACACAGGGAGATTACTCAATGAGCATCAATCTTGGCACCACGGAAGTGGTATTGGGCTTGTATTCCAAGGCGCTTCAACTAGCCACGTTCACCGTGGAAGTCCCGGTGGTGGGCGAACTGGAACCGGGCAGCGTGTTTATAGGTGACGACATGCGACCATGCGCGCACGTGACCGTGATGCCGCCGCCCGACGGTTCCGTCGAAAAGGCCGTTGGAGCCGGTGTTGAAGCGTTTCAGAAGGCGTTCAACGAGTCGATGGAATCGAGGGGCATGCGAACCGGCTGAAACGACTGTTGCACTTGGAGGAGCCGGAACCGGTCGAAAAACCGGAACCTGAACCACCGGTAGTGGAACCATGCCCCATCTGCGGACTCGTACCCAAACTGAAGCATGTGTGCGTCACCCGCAACTACCGCGACTACTGGCTGGAAAAAGACTCGTGGCAGCTCTTGGAATGGTGCGATCACGTCGAAAGCATCCTTTCGTTCGCCTCGTTTTTTGAAGACGAGAGTGTTCAGAAGTGGAATACCGGTTGCAGACGGTTGAAGGCAGTGGTTGACGAGCCGGTTCCCGAATGCCCCGCCTGCGGGGAGAAACCCGTCGTGCAAACGGACTCGGAGTCGGACATCCCCCAGCTTGTCTGCTCATGCAACGAACTGTTGAGCAATGTGGAGATAACAAACGTCTATAAGCGCAAACGCGAGTGGATACGTCGCTGCAATGCGTTGAAACGCAAGCAGGACAACGTGAAAGACATGGAACAGCTTATCGGAGAAACACAATGAACGGACATTATTCGGTTATCACGAATTTCGGCTGTCATTGGACATGCCCTTACTGCATCGTCAGGGAAACCGGATTGAACGTGCCGGTGACCGACATGCAGGCCACGCTGCGGACCATCAGCCGTGAAAGCGAACGCCACCCCATGAGGTTCCTGAGCTTCAGCGGCGGCGGAGACCCCTGTTTCCCCATGCGCGAGCCGGAAGCATCGAAACGTGTCGCCTTCTACCGGGAGGCGATACACAGGGCCGGAGGCTGGCTCACGGAAACCGAGATGCACACCAGCTACTTCCAATGCGGACGCAACGTGGCTCAGGTCATGCAGCAGATCAGGTTCAGCCGCGTAGTGTATCACATGCGGCCCACGAGCTTGTCCGATGACGTGGCGTTGGCATTGCCCCGCAAATGGTTCGACCGTCAGAAGGTGCGTGTCGTGTACGTGGTCACCCCCGATTTCACGCCGGAGCGTATCGACCGGATAGCCGATCTCGTGGCCGGCAACCACGTAGTCGATGAACTGTCGTTCAGGCAGAAGGTCAACCCCGACAACACCATCGACCACACGTGCGAGGAGTATCTGAAGGCCGGCCATCAAAACCGCTGGTGGTACATCCAACAGGATGATTACAACACGTACGTCGTGAACGACCGGCTTTACACACGATTCAGCGATATCGGCAAGGAGGACCACAGGTGAGCAAGAAGATTCGCGTCGCATGGGATGACCTGAAGCCCGGTGATCTGATTCACGTCAAAGGCAGCACGAACACGTATGTGTTTAAGGGCTGGTTTTTGGACGCAGCCAGCGTTGACCATCGTAAATCTGGCGCAGAAACCTACGTGATTACGAGGTCCAAAAACAATTCACCAGTAGATGTAGCCATTGTTGTCACTCACGACAATTTCGCGTACGCGACCCGTCCCGCACCAAAGAAGCCGCGTCCAAACATCGTGGAGCCGAAGGCACCGGGGGAATACTGGCTGCGTGTTCATGCGGGGGAATTGAACGGCTGGTATATGTGCATTCGCCGCCAATTCGACTCGATTAAGGACTCGTGGGATAAGCCCAGTGACCTCAGGGCATGGCAAACAGTCATGTGGGGCATTATTGCTTTCTCCCCGTGGCTGACGTGGCATGAAATGGTGGACGGCATGCATGTGTCTGAAGTGTTGACCGCTGAGGAATATTACATGCGCAAAGCCAAGGGGGAACTATGAAGACCATTCAGGCAGCAGACCTGTCACCTCGCATGCTGGGAAGAAAAGTCATCATACAGGTCGGCAAAAGCGTCATCAGGGGCATGATCGAACACATTGAAATCGACATGCGAACGGAATGCACGTTCAATGAGTATCAAAAGCCAGGGAGCAGAATCATAACCCGTGAATATATGACCATTCCCACCGGAGAGATTCGCGTCACCGTCGGCGGTATTGATCTCAAACTCAACGACAATCACGTAATCACCGTGGCGGACTCATGAGCCAACCGATGACTCTACCCAGCCAGCTCAGGATCGTAAACAACAAGCTGACGGAACTGGGCAAGATCATGTACTACCAGCCTGACCTGTTCTGCAGTAGCGTCAGGCTCCAACAAGGCATGATCGGTTGCTGCAAGGCGTATCTCAGCTACATGAAATGGCACACGCTGACCGTCTCCCAGTATTTGACGGAGTCGAACTGGGGTATGAGACGTGCCCGCGCAAGCTGCTGCCTCACCAAACAAGCATATCGTGCCGCTTATGGCCTGCCCGACTTGGAGCGCAGGGCGGACACCCTGTACTGGATGCGGAGGCTCCACTAGTGGAACCAGTGCCAATCATCTTGTTCATGCTCCTATTGGGAGCCGTCGCTATTATCGAGAATCGGAGGAAACATTGACCGAGGAAACAATGAACAGCATGACTAAGGGAACCATTTTTACGGCTGGCTCATTAGGCGATTTGCCTGATTTCAACCAGTGGCCTATATGGTTCACGCCGAAACTGATTCTGATTATCAACCATGCGTGCCGTAGGTTCATCACACGTTACGCAAAAGGCGTGGACGGTAAAATCGTTCAGCGTTTCTATCGCGCACTGAGGGACGCATGGCTTCGGGGATACATGACCACTATAGAGGCATGGGCGGAGTTTTACGTATTCGTAGCGCATTTCCACCGCCACTACCTGCTGTGATAGGAATGCCGTCCTAGTGTGCTTCCATGAGAGGCAGTGACGGCTTTTAACACGCCTATCATAGCTTGAAACCCGTGAAAATCTATTTTTTATTGATCTTCACGGGTTTCAGTGAATGAAAAGCATGTTTTCGTATAATCGGGCCCACATTTATGGTTTTATTCGCTTCGCTCACACATCAGCGGAGCCGACACGTCGATTTCCGAGCCAAGCGGCGCGGAAAGCACCTCATGCACGTCCGGCGCAAAATACAGGTTGCCTCTTCCAGACGGGTACACACGCAGTACGCCCACGGACACCAGACGCGAAAGCGCGTGCTGCACCGCTGACGGGCTCTTGCCGAACCTCCTCCTCAGCGCACGTGTCGTCACGGTAGGCTGTCCGATAAGGTACATCGCCGTCTGCACGGACAATCCACTGTAATTGTGCGCGTCCAGAAGACTCCGATACTTCTGCCGAACGTTGACCAGACGTTTGACGCGCAGCAAGGCGTCCTCGCAGGATTCCTCGACACCTTGGCAGAAGAACAGTATCCAGTTCTCCCAATCACCTTTCGTGGAAACGCCAAGCAGCCTATCCTGATATTCAGGACGACGACGCTCGAACCACGGTGACACCGACAGCAATGGCTGGCTCAGTAATCCACGGCTCATCATCTGCAACAGCACCAGCAACCTACCGATTCTTCCATTGCCGTCAGTGAACGGGTGCATCGTCTCGAACTGGTAGTGGAACATCGCCATATCCAGCACAGCCAGCCCCGGCTCATTGCGGGACCGCCACCAGTCAACAAGCGACCGAACCGCTATGTCCAAGTCCTGCCCGGGCGGCATGGGAACGAAACGCGCATCCTCGATACGCCGCGTGGGCGAGCCGATGAACACCTGGGTTGACCGTATGTCCCCGGCCTGCGGATTGTCGGACTTCGTGCCCTTTACGAGAAGCTGCTGCAATTCGCGTATGAGGGACAGGCTTATGGGGTGCCCGGCCTGAATCTGACCTATGCCGCATTCAGCCGCATCGAGATAGTTCAATACCTCGCGCATGGACTCGCTCAAACCGCTCTTGTCCTCACCCACCTCGTAATCCTGTGCGAGAACGGTTTCCAACGGCTCGAACGTGCCCTCCAGAGCGCTTGTGCTCTGCGCTTCGCGTCGCATGGTCGGACGGCGCAGCATATCCGGGTTTGGTAGATCCTCCCCCAGTTCGCTCAGTCTCGCCAATGCCATCGAGGCTCGAGACACCACGCCCATGACACGTGGAGAAAGCGCAGGATAATCGCCAAGCGGGTTCGGTACGAACGAATACGTATCGTATTGCATCAGACCGTATCTTGTGGCGTACTCGCCCGATAGTCTACGCAGCTCGCCTGGCGCGTCAGGTGCAAACATTTCTTTTCTCATGTCACTAACTATACACATTTCTTGAATTGTTCATACTAAGATTCCGCAAATCTTAGTATGAAGCATGGGTTGACCATACACTATCCTTCGTATTCCTTGCATAGGTCGGCGGCGAACTTGGCGAGATTATCCGGGTCAAGCTCATAGTTTTCGCCGGCCTCCCCAGCTTCGTCGTAATATTTCAAGACTTCGCGTAGCGCGTTCTCCATACGTTTCGCGTGCTGCCACCGACGTAACGAGTTCATGGCATGGTCTAATGCCGGGTCATTCGTTTCACTCATTTGATTACCTCGTTTCCGTTGAACCAGTAGCCGTTCTCAAAATCCTGATTGCTTCGCCATTCCTTGTAGTCGAGAACGGCACGAAGATTAGTATCGTCTCGACGGATCAGTTTCCGTTTCACCGCGTCGATAACATCCTTGAACCATTGCCGGCGCAGCTTCCACCACGTCATACGCTCGTAACGCGCTCGATAATCGGCCGTGTAGCCGAGGAACTTGTAATAATCGTTCAATTGATTGCCTCCTGATTCCAGTCCAACATGTCAGCGGCCAACCATTGACCGCCGCCCGAAGCATTCGCGTACAGCCAAGCCCGATATGAGATTCGAGCCGCCTTATCGCGCTTTACCCATGCCTGAAGCCACATGAGACGCAACCTCCAGCCGGGTATGCGCCGCCACAGTTCCGTGTTCGTGGCCTGGTCGAAACGCTCGTAACGGTAGACAGCGGTAATCATTCCGACTCCCTGGAATCAAGTTCCGCACCATCCTGGCGACTGGCGGCGAACACGTCACTGCCGATATCGTCAACGTCGTATAGGTCGCCGTCACCGTTCTCCCCCACCCAATCGCGCAGTTCGGCGAAGGTCAATCCCCTGGGGGCCTTGACCTGCCGGTATTCGACTGTCGTGACATGCTGGGAGATACGGTAGGTCTCCATACCGTCGCCCTCCGCCATCGCGGCGAAAAACTTCAAACTGGCACGGACCTTGCGCATGCGACTGTACGCCGTATCGACAGGCACAAGGTCATTCATCATCTGGGCCACATCATCGCCGGCATCATAGCCGCCGTCCGCAAGCTCCCTCAACTGGTGTCGCACGTGCTCCAGCGAATCCCATTCGACGAAAAACTCACGGCCGGACGGCAACCCATCAACCTTATATCCATCCAATACCCACAGGACCCGCGCCTCGGGCATGCCCCGCACCTTTTGGCGTACATCCCCCAGTCCCGAGCTCTCAATCAACGCCTGCAAATTCTCCAACTTGTCTTCCATGACAAAACCTTCCTTTGTATTGTCCCGTAAAACGATTGACGGGACAATAGACCGCTCCAGAGTCCCGTCTAAATGCTGATTTATATGAAAACCGCACCATAGAAAGCCCATAGTACGGTTCTAAATGATGGTTTATATAAGAACAGCCCCATAGAACAAGTCCATGAGGCCATGAAAACGATAACGGCTATACGCTCCGCCTGTATGGTGGAATATCCAATGTGGCTTGAAGCCCGTCGTTGACATGTTCGGCATCCCTTAACGAGAGTCGTCCGAACCATTGCAGCAATTCGCTCTTGTTGAAGTAGAAGCGTTGCGAACAGCGCACGAGTGACGGCTTCGCCAGTCCCTCGGCTTTCCAGTCAAGCAGTGGAACGTCGCCGGCCTCATCCCAATCAGTGTTGCCGGTTATCTTCGCCACGATACCCGACACCAGATCACCGTCAACCTCGGTGATTACCACGGGACGCGGCTTGCCGATACCGGGATGGTCGGGAAACTCGACCCACATCAGCCACACGTCATACAGGCGCGGTTCACTTGGCGTACTGGTCATAGACGCTATCCTCCGAATCATTCCAATCGGCGGGCAGTATCACATGGCCCTTCTCCGAACGCTCGAACATGTAGGCATTGTGAACAGGCGGCACCGGATAGCCGTCCGGCGTGTGCCGCGTCGGCTTGAACGGCAACCCGTTGTCCACCAGAGACTGGCGTAAAAACATGTTGACTGCGGTGCTCAGGCTCATGCCCATGGAATCGTAGAGCGCGGCGGCACGCGCCTTGACATCATCATCGATATTGGCGACCAGCTTACCCATAATAAACCTCCTTAACGGTTAACAGATGGTATCAATCATATACCATATTGGGATAGAATAGTATCCGAATTTTTACTAGTAGATGTAAATCTCACCCGCCTTGTGTTTCCACCCGTCCGGCGCGTCAGGGAACGCCTTACGCCATTCAGGTGTCAGAGATCCAAGCAAATCGGCGTAATCATCAAACGAGAACACGTCTTCATACTGTGCCTCAATATCGTGTGCCACACCGTCCAGTTCGCCCAACATATTCATGAACTGTTGAGTTTCGCCATCGGGATACACGTATTGGGTGATCATAAGGTTACTCCGCCAGTCGTCCAAGTATTCTCGGACGCGGTAATCGATCAACGTAAGTTTGATAGTGGCGCTCATAATAATCTCCTAAAAAAGTATTGGTTTGGTTTATAGGTATGGGATGCCGTCCAGCGGAAGTGAGGAAAAATGCTGGACGGCAAGAACTTAGAACAGCGGCAAAGCAAACCGCTTATCGGGTAAATCGGTGGCGTTCAACGCCGCCAGAATCAGATCGGACGTATGCAGTGGAATGTTGGCACGCACGGCCGCGATATTCTCGGCAGTGTAGGCGCAACCGGACGATTCCAGCACCTCACGAATCTTCGCCGTGGATATCCTGACTTCCATCACAGCACTCCCAGCAAATCATCGACAAGCATGGCGATAGCGGTTTGATAACGCTGATACGTGGTGGAATAAGCACAGTCGTAAACCTCACGCGCTCTCTTATCCAGCACGTCCAACGTGAAACCGCTATCAGCGGTCAAACGTTCCATTTCATCATTGTCAGGCGGCGTACTGGGCATACAGCCGACACCCTCCAAGGTGTCCATCGCGCGCCGGCGTAAATCATCGATGAAACCATGCTGACCATCGAACACGGCGGATAGCTCATCTTCGTTGTCATCGGCCATTTCCCACGCCGACTTCAACAACAGTCGCGTGGCCTTGTCTCTCAGCTCGCTCATGTCACGCCGCCTTAGCCCACAGGTTACGGGCAACGGCCACGTAATCGGCCACCGCCTGTTCTAACTGCTTGTCACTGCCACGCTCATACCTTGCACGGTAGGCGACTACGCATTTGCCGTTGGCCGAAGCGATGTACGCCACCTTTTTACCCTTGCTGGTACGGAACGCCTTGATATGGCCCAAACCTTGCAGTTCCGGGCATTCCTTAGCCATCATCAGGTCAGGCAGAGTCGCGTAGGACACGGCAAACGTGTTGACCTTGGGCGGGACTTCAGGGATCTCTTGAGTGATCGGGGCCGGTTCATCATCAAGAAACTCATCCTCACCAGCCCATTTGCTTTCATCTTCAACCTCGGTAGGCGGCAGATGACGCACCATACCTTGCTTAGGCCAATGGTCAATAGTCGTAAACCGTTCGTTCTCGCATGTCCAACGGGACTCAAAATCAGCCACCGTGATACCGGAAACGCTTTTAGCATCCATCCCCGTCAGCACGGGAACCGTGAACCCGTAAGCCTTACGCTCATTGTCAGGCACCAGAAACCAGCCATGTTCAAGGTCGGACTGGCTTGCTTTCATACCATCCAATAGTTCGGCGTATTTCTTCTCACCCTTGGCCTGAACATTCCAAGACGTGCCAGCGGACGTTTCCGACAATCGCCAGATACGCTTCAGCCGGGCGTTTACATACCGCACGTCATACTTACTATTGTCCTTACGCAAGCGTACCCACATGCCGCTCACGGCATTCACGTTACGCGACGGGTCATTAGCCAGCTTCTTCATTTTGTTTACCTCATTTCAAAAAAATCGATTGTCAGATTTGCACGCCACGGTGATAGGCGTAATCGCCATACACGCAAGTGGCAGTGTCGTTAACGCCGTAAGGCGTGGAACATTGGGGAGTCGGCTGGATAAAACCAACCCACCTGAGAAAGAGAGTGGCCGCGACTAGCGCGGCCACAAGCAGAACATGACGGACTCTCAACACTCGCCATCCTCAGTGGCTTCAGTGTAGAAAACGTCGTCCATCTGGTCATTATCAAAACGCTCATTGATGTAATCGGACAACGCTTCAACGTCGCCGTCGTTGTAGAGTCGGGCGATTCTTCCACACCCTACGCCGTTGCCTTCCAGCATGTAAGCGTCCTGGGCCCAGTAGGGTTCGCCTTTGAAAGCCGCGTTATATTCGGTTTCGGTGACATACCCGTAATCGCCCAGACGGTAGATGCCCTCATAAGGCTCGAAACCCTCATAGTCACAGAGCGGCAACAGTTTCGCGTCAACACGCTCCGCCATATCCGTAATGTCCTTAGCGGTAATCATTTGTTTAGCTCCCTTAAAACAGCGGTGGCATGGCTTCAATGCCATGTCCCGAAACGATTGATTTAACGACGGACTCGCACCATGTAGCCGCGTCCCCAGTGGTCGATCACGGCAATCACTCTGCGTAATACCTAGCCGGGTTATTCTGCATGTCAACACGCCGCCATGCCCTGACCAGTTCGACAGTCGAAGCATACCGTTCAACAGCCGACCGACTACGGTCGTACCGGACGGCCATATCATTGTCGAAACCGATAACCGTGTCCGCCATGATATGACGCGCCTCTTTTGCCGTGATGGCCTCACGATGCCAGTTGCCATCAAAAACGTCGTCGGCAACCCAAGCGTCACGCTCAGCCCTCGAATCAAACACCATGAGATACCCCGGCCATGACCCGTCATCCCATTTTTTGCCGACACCGTAAGTCCAGTAGAAAGCGTAATGATAGCGTGCCATCATGCCACCTCGCCATCGAAGTGACGTTCGGCGGCTACCGCGTACAGCACGTCATGCATGGTGTCGGTACTGTAGCCGTTGATATTGGTGACAACTTGCAAAGTCTGCTCGGACACACCGTAATCATCTTTTAGCGCGTCCCACATTTCCTCGATAGACATTGTTGAATCTCCCTTGAATTGATGAAGCGCGGAGACAGCCGCGCGACTGAATGAACTTGGGCGGAGAATGCCGCCCGACATGTAAAAGGTCACAGCCACGGGTTACGCGCGAATACGCTCACCGTCATGGTGTCCTCATGAGCTTGGTACCCGTAACCGTCAGGCATATAGACGATATCCGTGTAAGGCGGTTCGCTACCGTCGCCCGCACCGTCATGCCAATAGCACTGCGGCAGGTCGGAACCGTCTTCGAGCTCGCAGTAGGGCGAGTTGACGGCAAGATTGTAGACGTCCTCAAATGTGTAGGATCGCGGCGCGGCCTGGGGCACCGACTGCGCCGGCGCGGACTGTACCGACTGGCTGACAACCGGCGCGGCCTGAACCGGCTGGCTGACAACCGGCGCGGCAACCGGCACCAACTCGTTAACCCGCGCTTGTACAGCGTCATAATTATCACCGAGAGCGGCACGCCTCGCCTCACCGTCACCGTACTCACCACGGATAACAGCGGCGGCGAGAGCGTCAATATCCACCGGTCCCGGCTCACTGACAAGCTTGGATTCCGGCACTGGTATCGGAACCAGCACGTGAGGGGTAACGTCCTCACGGATAGGCTGAGTAGTCTCGGCGGCATTGGCCGGAACCGACACCATGCCGCACAGGGCGGCGAACGCGGCAACAGCCGCAACAAACTTCTTACGCATGATAGTCCTCACTTCCATGTGAGGCGGTACAATGAGTACCGCCTTTTTAATCTCTCAATTGATAAAGGTCAGCCCCGCAAGTGTTGGCGCACTTACGGGGCATTTATGTTAGGCCAATAGGCCCAGTGCCTAGACTATGGGATAAACCCAGTGAGCTAGGCCAACTGTGTACAATGCCCACAGTCAGGCAAAGAATTGATTAGGGCGCACACCTAGCTTTCGCTAGTGTTTTCTTTTGGCTTATCAGCCTCTAACAGCTTGCGCGGATTACTGACCTTGAGCGCGTCAGCCACCTTGATGACGACGTTAAACGAGGCGTCACCTAGGTTCCGAGCGCCGGTCTCCCAAGCAGCTATGCGCTGCTGGTTCACACCGTCTACCCTATCGGCCAACTGCTTCTGCGTCAGCCCTCGCTTCTGCCTTAACTCCCTAAGACTCATGGCTCACCTCGCTCTTCGCTACAGTGAGCCCAATTATACCTTTGGCTTAATCGCAGACGGGGTTTCTGATGCCATCGCACCGCGTTCTTTCAGCGGCCCCCGCACTACTCGCAAGGCCTCTGCCTTGCTTCGCTATCCCTCACCGGCCTGTAGCCGGGATGTCGGTATCACTGTTCAGTTATCAAACTTCTGGACTCACAGACTGGAGCCTGTCTAGCGCCCTGAGGTCTGTGGTCTCTGCTTGGCTTTCCGCCTTGCGTGGTTCCCACTATACACACTCCCAACTGGGAGTGCAAATCAGGTACGGCACGACACCACGCAACCCGTTGCAAACACTCGCATCTCTCGGCGTGTCGAAACCCACAAAACACGACACAAAAACCGCGCGGCACGACACCACGCAACACACCACCAGGTCACAGACCCGCAGACACAGACACAGCCATGACATAGAGGCACACCACCACGTCACAACTCACAGACGGATAGGCCACGTCACCACCACGTGACGGACTCACACGGACGGATAGACGGAGAGGGACACGAGACAGTCAGGACAGCCGTACAACACGACCACCACGTCACCCTCACACTCAGGTGACGCAACCACGCCCACGACACACTCACGTCACGCTCACACTCAGGCAACAACGCATAGGTACATGCACACACGGGTACCACGACCACCAACATAGGGGCGGAGAGGGGTACCGGCACCCGTTATACATTTGGCCGCTAGGTGTCTGGTTTCGCCCGTGAATGCCGCTCCCAGACTTTTTTGAATTAGCGTGACATGGTGTGTCGCACCAATGATTGCAACGGTTTTCGGGCTGTGGTCTTTTCCGGTTTCTGTGCAACGCTTGTTGCAACGCTTGTTATGAGTAAACTGTCGTGTAGATGGATTGTCGGGGATTGGAGCAAGGCTCAGATTCCTGACAAATTATTATTCACCCCGTATGCCATTGGCGTCGGGGTTTTGTTTTTGCCGTGCCTTTAGATCACATCAACAGACAGTGTTGGTGTCGTTTCTTGAACCGGGGCGCGGTGTGGACGGTTGGCAGAGTCCGGTTGATTGCAGTGGCTTGCTAAGCCGCCGAACGTCGTTTTGGCGTTCCGCGAGTTCGAATCTCGCACCGTCCGCGAAGTATCGAGGGTCGCTCCCTTGGTGCTTTATGAGGTTGGCTGAATAAACCCGGATTGCATGTATGCCGGGTTAAGGCTGCGTCACGGCTTAGCGGCACCCTTTAGCGGGGGAAGTGTGACGAGGAACGCTACAGCGGTACACGGTTAGTGCATCACATGCTCGGCGTTGGTGGTAAAACGCAATCCACCACCTCGCAATTCTTAGCTCATCTACATGTCGTAGAAGGAGTTTCCTAGGTCGTTTCTATGAAGCGGCCTTTGTTTTCCCGATCTGGTCTGCTACGTAGGGGCTGGGGGGTGGATGACCTACGGGTCGCGCCACAATCGGGGTCTGGCGGTAGGCACGTGGAGTGCGCGTCGGCTGTAACCCGACTGCCTTTGGCAATGGGAGTTCGATTCTCCCTGCCGCCACAATCGCAATGTAGTGCCAAATATCTGGTTGTTAGGACTGGGGCTGAATACCTAGGGTGCCCCGGTCGCAGAGAACGTCGGGTAGCGCCCGGAGATCGTCGCATTATATTCGTGCGGCGCGTTGCGAGATTTGGAGAGGCCAGCCGATTGGCGGCGGCAACTGTTCCGAAAACAGTCTGCCCTTACGGGCGTGTGGGTTCGACTCCCACTCTCTCCGCGGAGACGGCTGGTCGGACGTCTGACGAGCGAAATATTACGACCTATATGCCCGTGGCCGAGTGGTTCAGGCACCGGTCTCCAAAACCGGTTACGGAAGTTCGATTCTTCCCGGGTATGCGATGCCTTGAGAAGAGGCAGCTCTTGGCGGTGACAGCTTCTCAGTCATCGCCAGTCGCCGGCGGCGGCTTCACGCCATGCCGTACGGCAATAACTGAATAGCCTTCCTCTAGTGGGAGGCATGGCATTGTAGCTCAGTTTGGTGGAGCGGACGCCTCGTAAGCGTCAGGTCGCCGGTTCGAGTCCGGCCATTGCCTCTAGGTGCCGTCCGACCGCAGAACACGTCCTTTCTCTCGCTGCTTATGCTGCGCAACGGACGGCACCGTCCCCTTTATCAAGGAGTCGTCATGGCTTGGTCGAGTTCGAATCGCAGGGAACGGTTCAATCCGGGTTGGGAGCGGACTCGCAAGCTGATATTGGAGCGCGACCATCATCGCTGCCAGTGGCCGGTGACCGACGAGTTCGGTTTCACTCATATCTGTGGCCGTCCGGCCAATCAAGTGGATCACAAGGTTCGCAACCCGTCGCATGACGATGACTCCTCCGAGAACCTGCAATCCCTGTGCCAATACCATCACGAGCAGAAAACCTGTCAGGAGTCCGCCGAACAGCGTCGTAAGAACAGGGAGCGTCGGAAGGAAGAGGAATGGTATTCGCATCCGGCGTATCGACGGACTGTCTCGTAACGGGTTGCGGCGAGCTTGCCGCGGCCGATGGATTGTGCCGTAGCCATTACAATCGCAAGGCTTATTCCGGTAGGCCGGTGACGCCTATCCGTGCCCGTGTGTGTCCGATGTGCGGTATGGCGTTCCAGTTGACCCGATGCTCGAAGATTTTCTGTTCCCCTACTTGTCGCAAGCGGTTTCAACGGTTTCGGGCGAAGCACCCGTATACAACATTGGCCAGTGCCCCCAATCCGATTATCGAATCGGAGCCTTTGACTCCCGAGCCTGTGCGGAGCATGACGTATGGGGCTTTCACGGAGGCTGATATCTGGGCCAAGTGTGATGGCACTTGCAAGGGGTGCGGCAAGCCTGTTTCAAAAGACATTGACAGTCCGGACGCCGGTACTCCCGCGTGGATTGTCCCGCCCGAGGACGGTGGTGAGCCATCGTTCGAGAATCGGGCGATTTTCCATTACAGGTGCGTGCGACGCCACGTCTGACGCGCCTTCTGCAGAACGAAGCCCGTCATGGGTCGAAAGCTGGTGAGTCATGGCTGGGAACGGAAGGAAGGCGACGAAGCCCAAGACGGGTGGCGGCTATGAGGTCGGAGCGCCGCTGGCCGAGGTGCCGGAGGATTGGACATTCGAGGAATTGGAGCCCATCGGCCCCGAACTACCGGACGCTTCCGAACTGAATCTTCTTGACGGCGTGTGGAGCCCATTCGTCCGCAAATACTATGACGCTTTCCGCCGCACCCCTCAGGCGCGCCAGTTGCGCACGAAATGGGAGTGGTGGAATTTCTTCTACAAGCTGGCCGTCATGGACAAGAGCATCAAGAAACGCTCCTATGACGGTCTGGCCCCGGAGATGCGCCAGTCCATGAACCAGTATGGTGATACCCCCGACGCTAAACGCAAACTGAAGATGGAGGAGTCGCAGGCCAACGACATGGCCGCTGGGATCGTGGGCTTCCAGATTCCCGATGACCCGAACAACGATTTCGATGATCGTGCGCGGGCGGTGCTCTGATGCATGACGTCATTCCCAAGCTGACAGCGAAGGACAGGCAGCGTTCGCTGGGCCGTCTGGCGGTGTGGTGGATTGAGACGTTCACGCTCATCGGGCGCGGAGACGCGAAGGGCATGCGTATCCGCCACTCCCCCGAATACTTCCAGTTCATCATCGACTGCTATGCGCTTGACCGTAATGGGCGGCGCAGGTTCGGCCAGGTGTTCCTCGCCCGTCCGAAGGGCTGCAACAAGAGCGGTTTCGCCGCCGAGATAGCGATGTTCGAGGCTTTCGGCCCGTGCCGGTTCGCTGGTTGGGCGAAAGGCGGGGAAACCTACACGTTTCTCGGAAAGACCTACCGGTATCACAAGGGCGAGCCGATGGGCCGTCCCGTGAAATCGCCTCTCGTGGTGTGTCTGGCCACCGCCGAAGAGCAGACCGGCGAGGTCTACGACACCATCTACTACAACTGCACCGAAGGATATCTGAGGTTCCTTGCCGGCGATGGCATGGATGCGGGCAAGACCCGTATCCTGTGGCCGAAGACCGGCATGGAGATACGCTATTCGACCGCCGCCGCACGAAGCAAGGACGGTGGCCTTCAGACGTTCGTGTGCTTCGACGAGGTTCACCAGTACAGCAACAAGCGTCTGCGTGACCTGTTCGACATCATGACGCAGAATCTTACGAAGCGTGGCGTCGCCGCCGACCCGTGGTATCTGATGACCACGACCATGTATCAGCCGGGCGAGGACAGCGTGGCCGAACGCGCGTTCAAGACGGCGCATGATCTCATGGAGGGCCGTCTGCGCGGATGGGAGGACCTGTTGTTCGACCATCGTTACGCCGACTTGGCGTTGGATGATTTCGCCGACGACGGGAAGCTTGAGCATGCGATCTACGAGGCGTACGGTTCCGCGATGAAATCGCCCGACGGCAAGGATTACATCTTCCTTCCCGATGGGCGAATGGTTCCGGTCGGCCCTGACGGGCGTTCCGCCGAAGGCTGGTCGTTGAGGGACGAAGGCGTCGAGCCCGGCCCCTCGAAGTACGGTTGGTGCGATCTGCGGCGAACCGTGAAGAAGATTCTCGACCCCGCATACGACCCGAACAACGCCATCAGGTTCTACTTGAACTCGCTGGCCTCCGCCGTGGATGCGTGGCTGACCGAGGACATGATCAAATCGCATGCGGTTCACCGCGACATCGTGGACAAGGCCATCGCCTCTCGTGACCTGAACCAGTTGAACAACGCTTGGCAGCAGGTGGTCTCCGACACTGACGAGATCACATTGGGCTTCGATGGTTCCGTGTCCGACGATTCCACCGCGCTGGTGGGCTGCAGGATACGCGACGGCATGCTGTTCCTCATCAAATTGGAGCAGAAGCCGGACGGCCCGCAGGGCGCGAAATGGCGCGTTGACCGTGATTCGTTCGACGGCAGGGTGCGTTGGGTGTTCAACCATTACAACGTGGTCGGCATGTTCGCGGACACGGACGAATGGGAGCCGTACATCGCGCAATGGGAATTGGATTACGGCGACAGGCTTCAGGTGTATCCGAGGTCGAACGGCTCGCATATCCGCTTCCCGATGAACGGCTACAAGCGTGACGTGATGAGCGAATTGAAGACCATGCGTGCCGCGTTCAACGAGCCCATGAGAACCGTATCCAAATACGACGAGCCCGATGTGACGAACATCCAACTGTTCGCCGACCCTCGGCTCATCGACCATTTCCGTAACGGACGCCGCAAGGACAGGCCCGAAGGATACCTCGTGTTCAAGGAGACCCAGAACAGCCCACATAAGATCGACGCGGCCATGGCCGGGCTTCTCGCCTACCGTGCCCGCGACATCTACCTGGGCGCCACGGTTTCCAACGAAGAGGAGTCGTTCGTCCCCATGCGCGTCTGGTGAACCTGATGAAAGGAGGCCGCATTGGCCGAATTGCAGAGCCTTATCCCCGGCGATGAGGAGCCTGACGGCGATGCCATGCTGCTGACTCAGCTGGCGAACGGCCTCGTATCCCGCATCCCGACCCTGTGCACGTTGAAGACGTTCTACGACGGCAAGGAGCAGGTGCCGGTCAAGTCGATTCCGAAAAGCACGAACCAGTCCGGCTACGCGGTGTATCAGAGGTTCATCTCCATCTGCCAGCTGGATTTGGCGAAGGCCATCGCCGACGCGGTGATACACCGTCAGAGGCCCACCGGTTTCAGGCTTATCGCGGACAAGACGATGCGTTCCACGAAGGCGGACGACATGTGGGCTCAGTGCCGCATGGAATTGAAGAGCCGTCAGATGTTCCATGATCTCGCCGTGTACGGCAACGCCTACGCATTGGTCAACAAGAACAAGCTGCCATCGCATATCACGGTGCTCAGCCCGTGGAACACGTACGTCTCCTCGGACGAGGATTCGGCGGTCAACTACTGGTACAAGGCCAGTGAGGGCCGCGAATATCTCGCCCTCTACCGTCTGATACGCAATGATGACGGCAGTGTAAAGGACGTCTACTGTCATATCGCCTACAACGAGACCGATAGTCGCAGTCTTCTGGACGAGGGCGACGAGGAGGAGATCTACGGCATCGCCAACGACGATTCCAAGCTTCGCCCAACCCTGTCACCCACGTTCCAGTGGGATGGCGGTGCGGAAAGCACCTACGATTTCGCGGAGAAATGCGAATGCCTTCCCATCGTGCGCATGCACGCGCCGGGCGGCAAGGGCCAGTTCGAGCCGCATATCCCCACGTTGGGCAGCATCGACCAGCAGCGTTTCCAGCGTTTCTGCATTCAGGAATTGCAGGCGTTCAAACAGCGTGCGGTGTCGATGAGCAACATGCCCCAGTTCTACAAGGAATCCGACCCGCAGGTGCGTGACGGATTGGCTCAGGCCGGGGACCGGATCGACTACAAGGATCTGTTCCAGCAGGGGCCCGACGCATTGTGGCTGGTTCCCGGTGACGCTAAGTTCTGGGAGTCCGGTGTCACGGACATCAATCCGCTCATCACCGCCGTGGCTTCCGACATCAAGCATCTCGCCGCTTCCTCGGGAACGCCGTTGGATATTCTCAGCCCCGATGTCTCCGGCAGCGCGGAAGGCGCACAGCTGAAGCGCGAGGGTCTGGTGTTCAAGGTCGAGGACATGAACGCGCGTGCCAATGACGGGTTCACCCGTCTCATGCGCATGGCGTTGGAGGCCGATGGCAACAGTGCCGCAGGCGAACGGTTCGAGACCGTGTGGAAGCCCATCAACCCGCCATCCCAGTTGGAGCAGGCTCAGGCGGCGAACTATTCGAAGGGCATTCTGCCCGTCAAGACGAACATGCGCCGTAGCTACGGCATGACCGAGATCGAGATAGCCGAGGCGATGCAGGACCTCATGGACACGCAGTTCGCGCAGGCCATGGCCTCCGAGAACGCAATGATCGAAGGCAAGACCGCGCAGCAGTCGGCGGGTGTTCTGCCCGACGAGACGGATTCTCTCGCGTTCCCCGATACCACGAGTGAAAACGACGTGGTGCAGGCGGATGAACCTCCGACCGTGGACGGTGAATGATGGCCGTCATGACCTTGGAGGTCGCGTCCAACGCGCTCCAATCCTCGCGTCAGAGACTCGTCAACGAGTACGTGAGGCTGGCCCGCACCATGTGGCTCAGCCTCACGCCAGCCGACTGGTGGAACGACGCCGTGACCTATGGCGCCGCTGCGAGGCTCGCTTTGCTGGAGCTGGCCCTGATAGGCCAGGTGCGCAGGCTGGGCGTCAGCTACGCCGACCAGACGCTGCGCATGGTGGGCGTCACTCCTGCCGGTAATGTGCAGCAGCTCGTCTATCCGAGGGTCAACACCGACCCGTGGCTTGTGGCCGCGCGCCCTGCTGAATCGTATCGCGGCGAAGCCGTCAAGAACCCCGATATAAGGCCGGAGACATGGCCCAAGAAGGGCGATGAGCTGTTCGATGAGGTCAACAAGTGGCTGCAATCCGCGTTGCAACGATTGCAGACCAACGTCTGGGATGACGTGGAGCGCGCCTCCACAGACGCCACATTGGGCCGGTATCGGGGCAGCAAGGTGCTCGAATATCGCAGAGTGCTTCACCCGGAGCTTTCCCGTTCCGGCTCGTGCGGCCTGTGCATAGCGGCCTCCGACCGATGGTATTCGACCGGTGCCCTGCTCCCCCTGCACGCGAACTGCAAGTGCGGCGTCGCCCCGGCAGGCTCCGATTATGATCCCGGATTCCAGTTGAACTCCGACGATCTCAAGAAGCTTTACGCGCAGGCCGGAGGCACCACGGCGGCGGCGTTGAAGAACGTGCGGGTCAAGACCATCACGCACGGCGAGCTCGGCCCGATTCTCATGGCGCAGGACGCGAGGGATACACCCAATTCGGTTCCCGGCAAGGATTCCGACAAGTGGACCACGCCGGACCGGAAAACCACGCTCCAGCAGTTCCAGCGGATGAAGGACCGTGCGATCGAGTTCTCCAAACGCTACAAGCAGGTGTCCGACACCGGCAAGGAAGTCTCCTTCAGATACGAGGGCCGAACCTACAGGTTCAAGCCGTCGATTCATCTGAGGCAATCATGGGCATACCAACGTGCCCTGCTCAACCAAGTGCAGTCGATGCTCGGCACCGCTGCCTGACACAGAAAGGCCATCATGGCTAACAATCAGGAGAATCAGACCGTCACGGACGGTTCTCAGAACGCCGGCCAGACCGTCACGGCCAATACCGGCACGGTTTCCACCGCAAACAGCCCGATCACTGGTCCCGTCATCGCGGCCCCCCTCGCCGCGAACAGCGTGACTCCCCAGAGCATCATCGCCAACGCAGCGACCGCCGACAAGCTCGCCGCGAACAGTGTCGATGAGATGGAAAACGGCCCCGACTGGAAGGCATTGTCCCGCAAGCACGAGAAGCAGGCCAAGGACAACTACGAGCAGCTTCGCAAGACCGAAGCCGCCTACGAGGAATCCCAAAGCCAGCTGCACGACTTGCAGGTGGAGAACGCGCGCATGAAGGCACAGAAGGCCCACCCTCAGATCAGCGATGATGTGTTCGCCCTGTGCGGTGAGACCGAACCGGAGAAGATTTCCGAATGGGCCGAGAAGTACGCGGCGCTCAACCCGGTCGCGGCTCCGACGGAATCCGAACCCGTCCGTGAGAAGGCCGAGCAGGGGGCGCGCACCCGTGGCGAGGGAGCCCCGAAGATTCGTTCCGGCACATACGCAGACGGATACGCCGCCGCCAAGGCACGTCAGGAGCAGAGGCGCCAAGCCCGCTCCGCAAAGTAACCACAAACATTTAATCGAAAGGAAAAGCACATGGCATACGAGAATGTGCGCTCCACCGGCATCGTGACCGTGGAGGAGAACAACGAGTGGCGTTTCGGCAACCACACCGACGACGGCACCGTGAGCGTCACCCTCGACCTGTCCACGTTCAACGTGAAAGATGAGACGAAGCGCGACAAGTACCTGACCGGTCTCGGCGACAAGGCCACGACCATCTGGATCAAGAGCGGCATCCCGCTGGCCAAGATCACCGCCTCCGGAGCATACGGCCCGTATGACCCGAATGCTACCGATGGCCGTCAGAACAAGATCGCCGGCCTGCTGGAAAGCATGGTGGAGATCAGCGTCACGTTCGGCGGCTGGGATGTGGTCAACGGCGCGAACGTCGGCATGCGCTACCGTGGCGACATCATCAAGAGCAAGCTGCCGGTCGTTCCCGCCGACGGCGCGGTGTGGGGCGGCAGTTTCTTCGACATCGAGGACGATACCGTCACCCCGCTGTCCAATGCTTCGGCCACCTCCGGCCCGTCAACCCCGACCACGATCACCGCAGCGAACATCACCGACGCTTCCGCTGTCGGCCGCAGCATCCTGACCGCCAGCGATGCCGCCGCAGCTCGCACCGCCATCGGCGCGGGCATCAGCTCCTTCGACGGCTCCTACAACAGCCTGAAGGACAAGCCGACGATTCCCCCCGCCTATACGCTGCCAGCCGCCACGGCGAACGCGCTCGGCGGTGTCAAGCAGGTGACTCTCGCGCCGAGCGCCACCGCGGCGGACATCGTGACCGCGCTCAAGACCGCCGGCGTCGCCAAGTAACCAATCCAACAACCCTTATAAGCCCGCCCATTGTGGCGGGCTTTCGTATACCTGAAAGGAACCCTCAATGAGTGGAACCCTTGAGAAGAACATCATCAGCCCGTCCGAGGCGTCGGGCGTCGTGCAGTCCGGCTTCGATTTCATCGACGGCCTGCTGCCGTTCGGCTCCGTGTTCCCCGTCAAGTCGAACGACGGCAAGGACACGGTGACATGGCAGAAGATCATCCCGCCGAAGGAGACCGATGCCATGAAGTTCCGCGCCTGGGACGCGGAGGCCGCTCACGGCAAGACCGTCGCCCAGTCCGGCGAAAACTACACGGGTCTCATCCCGCTGTCGAAGATGGGCCACATCTCCGAACGCGATGTCATCAACCACACGGGCGATTCCGCGTGGCTGCACGACAAGGCCGTGGAAATCTTCACCCAATTGGGTCAGGAAGCCGCCGTGCGCATCGAACTGGCCCGTATCGCCGCCATGGTTGACGCGAAGATCACCGTCGAGGAGAACGGCCTGAAGGCCAACACGTGGACGTTCGACCGTCCGAGCAGCATCTCCAAGCTCACTCCCGCCACCGTCTGGTCGGACGTGAAGTCCGATCCGGTCACGGACGTGCAGAAGTGGGTGGACGCCATCAAGAAGGAGCGTGGCCGTACTCCGGGTGCCGCGCTGACCACCAGCAAGGTCATCGACGCGCTGCGCACCAACGAGTCGTTCATCACCGAATACACGGGCGTCTCCCTCGCCAACTCGAAGCCGCGCCTGACCCGCGCCGAGGTGCTGGACGTGCTGCGTACCGCCTGCGGCCTTGCCGACGTTCGCATGATCGACGTGCTGTACACCGACCTCGAGGTCAGCAACGGCTTCAAGATGCCGGTGGACACGAACACGCTGATTCCCAACGGCACGTTCATCATGTTCCCGTCGTTCAACGATACGGGTCTTGGTTTCACCGCCTCCGGCCCGACCGCCGAAGGTCAGGACGCCGAATACGGCATCAACAAGAGCGTGAACGACGGTTTCATCGGAGCCATGTTCTCCGGTGGCGCCCCGGTCAAGTACGACCTGTGGGCCAACGGCACGATGATGCCGATCCTGCAGGAGGCCGTCAGCACCGCGAAGGCTTCCGTGCTCTGACAGTAAGGAGGGGCCGTGGCCTCCATCGATTCCATCGACTGGCTGAAATGGCTGCGCGTCAACGCGCTTGACCAGCCCGACCTTCTCCTTGACCGGTTTCCCAACGCCTGGCTGCTCAACGAGTGCAATATCGCCGCCGACATGGTTCAGGCCGAATGCCAGAACGCCGCCCCGCGCTACCAGAACGGCCTGCTGAAGGAGCGCACGCTCGGCTACGTGGTGAGCCAGATGGTGCTGCGTATCGTCCGCTACCGGCAGTTCAAGACCGAATCGAACGGCTCCTATGGGTACACGAATTTCGACGCTCAGGACAATCCGCCAGGCAAGGACGGTTCCATGAACCTGTACGTGTCGAAACGCGAGAAGGCATTGCTGGAAGGCCATTCCGACTCGACGGGCCCGATTGGCACCGTGCATATTGGTCTCGACCGCGCCTACGGCATGTGAGGCGCCTATGGAGACCTATGACATGGGCCACCTTTACGACGGGGTGGATATCGACGAGCTTGGCGGAGGCCACCTGTATGACCGTACGGAGCTGACCGGCCATGGCGTCCGCCAATTGTTCGACACGGATTACGTGATCGTGGTCAACCGCCGTCATGTGCAGGATGCGCACGGCGGCTACCACGAGCAGGTGGGCGACCCGGTGAAGGTCGTGTGCTCCGTGGAGGGCCGCGCCCAGCAGGCCGGCATGTTCTCCATTTCCGGAGCCGAGGATAAAAGCCCTTCCGGCCAGAACGGCGGCGGTCTGCAGGAGGTCACGCCCTTGCAGATTCTCGCACGCGAATGGCCCGGCGACATTCACTCGCGCATCTGGTACAAGGGCGACTGGTATGACGCCGACGGCTATCCGACATGGCGTGGCAGCGGCAGCGTGCTTTCCCAGCATTGGGAGGTTCGCTGCCGTCGCGTGGTCATCGGCGGCTATGTGCCCGGAGGAATCCCTGAACCCGAATGGTCGAAGGAGGTGGGTGCCAATGGGTCGCGTGACTATCAAACCGAGGATAGGCCGTGACATAGCGCTCATGTTCGGCCCCGAGATCACCCTCGAAGCAGCCGAGAAAGCGGCCGTCATGGTCAAGGCGCAGATGGGGGCGGGAACCGTCAACGACCGTAACCATGCCGTCGCCCGAGCGGACTTGTCGGATCGTATCGACGTTTCCATACGTCCCGGCCACGCTCAGGACCATCAGGTCGTGCTGAGCGTCAAGGGGCGCGAGGGAACGGAGATCGCCTCCGCATTGGAGTTCGGTTATGTCAACAATCGGGCCGGACGCCGTTTGGCGGGCATGCATTCCATGCGCAACGTGGCCGCAAGACTGAAGGTGTAGGCCGTCATGGACAACATCTTCAAACATCTCGCCATCGACGTGCGCGAAAGCATCGACGCCGAACAGATCGTCTACGAACTGTTGCAAAGGGAGTATCCGAACGAGGATTGGACGTCGGTCGCCATATACAGCGAAATCGACCTCGATCTGAACGCCGTGGCCGAGAACGGTCGAGTGATCCTCTACGAGGTGTCCCCCGGCCAACAGGTCGATAGGGGTTTGTGGCGGTTCACCGTGTCGTTCACCGTTCTCGCCGCCGACACGAACAATCCGAGCGGCCTCGCCCGCAACCTGTACCGCACCGTCATGGGGTGGCCGTTCGAGGAGAAAACCTCGGCGGGCAAGATCAGCCGAATCAACAGCATCGACCTTCCCCAGCGTCGCAGCGACGCCAAGGAGAACCAAGGCAAGAACATCAAGGAATACGGTTTCGACGCATCAATGGACGCGCGGGACCTTATCTGACCTACAGGGGTCGGCCACATGGCCGGCCCTTTTCTTTTACCCAAATCCAATATCCGAAAGGAATCATCATGGCTATTAACGGCGATGCGCTGCTTCAGGCCGCGCGAGGAACCGTGTTCACGGCCCCCGCCAAGACCGCCACCCCGACCGCCGGCGTCAAACAGTTTCTGTTGAACTCCGGCAGCGTGAAGGTCGGCACCGCGGACACTCCCGTTTGGGATAATCTCGGCCACACGTCCAATTCCAACAAGATCAGCTTCAGCAAGGACGGCGGCGACACCAACACCATCGACACGTGGCTGATGGCCGCTGCCCGCACTTCCACCGAAGCCCCGACCATCACGGTCAGCGGTGCCAGCGTGCAGGGCGACAAGGCGACATTGCAGAAGATCACAGGCGGCTGGACTGGTGACAACGGCGGCGTGATCGTTCCCATCAAGCCGATCGTGCAGAAGCTCGCCCTGTTCGTCCTCGCCTACGATGACGGCGACAAGCTGTCCTTCGGCCTGTATCTGCCGGAGACCGATTTCACGTTCGACACCATCGACCTGACCGGCGACGAGTTCGCCGAGTTCAGCTTCAACGCGGTGGTCAAGTCCACCGACGCCCTGAAGAAGGGTCCGAACGGCGAGATCGGCGGCTACGCGCTGTTCAGCCCGGAGGATTTCAAGTAAGGTCCGCAACCATCCGCGCTGCGGATGGTGGAGACCCGCCAGCCACAGTCGAGGCTGGCAAGGATATCAGGCTCGTGGGCAAGACTTCCACTCTCAGCAAGGTGAAGCCGTCGGCTCCCACCGCCTGACATTGATTCATCCCCATACGGTTCTCCTATCCGGGCCGTATGGGGATTCTCCATTCACGGGTAGGGTTTCACGGATAGGAAGACGACAATGACCGCTAAGAAAAACGACACCGAGACTCCGAAGAAGGAGTTTCCTGAAACTTTCGACCAGCTTGTCGAGGAATACCCGGAGTTGAAGGGTCTTCCAGAGCTGGTTCCCGCACGCGACTTCAATGCGGAGCAGTCCGCCGACTTCACGGTGCTTCTCACGCTTCTCGACGCTCAGATGCCGGAGCTCGACGCCAAGGATGATCTGATGGACGCAGCCCTGCTCGTCGCCCGCGTCGTATCCATCTCCAATAATTTCTACAAGGGTATCGCCAAGGACGAGAAGGCTTACGAACAGTGGGCCACGGGCCGTGACGGCAACGTCCTGTTCTCAGCGTTCCTCGCCCTGAGCATGTTCTACCGGGTCGAACTGGGAAAATCCGAAGCGTCGAGGACGCCTACCGAAACTGTCCGGTCGAACTGACCTGCGACTTCAGACGCTTCTACAACCTTGATATGCCCGCCGCCCTCCACGAGTATGACGGCGGGTTTCTCGTAAGGCTCCTGCAGGGCTTGTCGGGTTATGACGAGTCCCTGTACCGCGAATGGCTGCTGAACCATCCCATGCAATCCGAGACCGCCGATGAAGGCGAGTCACGGCGCATGCTCTCCTATCACCGTTATTCGCAGGACACGAGCCTCCTGCTGGGCATTTTCAACCATGTGGGCGCGTTGACGTGCGGGCTCATGGAAACCAAGAACGGCAAGCACCCCGAGTTCACGCCGATTCTTCCCCCGGACACGGAACAGCCGGAAAAGCCGGTCGAGGCGAACCTCGATTCGATGAAGGCCTTGTTCTCATCCCGATAACTGAAAAGAGGTTCGCCGATGGCAGTATACGAGGGCGGTGCCGTTGGCATCAGCATCTACCCGGACACCACGGATTTCGGTTTCGAGCTGCGCCGCAAGCTCGCCAAGTACGCGGATGACAATCTCACCATTCCGCTGAACATCGACGTGGACGATGCGAACTGGACGGCGGCGAAACGGCGTATCAACAACGACCGTCTCTCCAAGACCGTCGAGGTGCGCGGCGATACGAGCGCGCTGCGTAAGGCCGTGCAGGATATCGAGGAGCGTGACATCTCCCCGAAGGTCGATCTGACCAAGCAGCTGCGCGACCTGCGTTCCCTGCGTCAGAGGGTCGAGGCCGCCGACCGTTCATTCCAGAAGTTCAACCGTTCGGTCGATACAAGTTCCGCCAAGTTCAAGCACAACAAGACGCTGGTGAAGCAGTACGGCGACGCGATGGACAAGGCGTCCACGCTCACCCGCAAGTACGGCGACCGGCAAATCGACGTGCTGGATAAGACGAAGCGTCGTATCCGCACCCTGCAGGACGCGATTCTCAAGTTCAAACCGTTGGGTTCGAACGTCGTGGAGATGAACGAGGCCAACCTCGCCATCGCCAAAATCAGACGCGAAATCAAACAGCTCGAAAACGATCCGGGCGCGAAGATTCGCATCGACATCGACCGTTATGCGAAAGTCATCTCCAACCTTGAGAACGTGGCCCGTAAGACCGACGAGCTGAACCGCAAGGAAGCCCGCATCAAGTTCTACACGGACGGCGCCGACAAGCTCAAACGCGAGCTGGACGACCTGCGCCGCCGTTACGTGAACCTTCCAAAGGAGATAGAAACCTCCTACAGGCAGGCCATCGACCGCATGAACACTGCCGGCCATCTCGCCGGACGTGACAAGGATTTCAAATACGTCGCGAACCTTGACCTCGATGTGAGCGAGGCGCGGCGCAAGGCCCGTGATTTCCAGAACGACCACGACAAGCTGGAGATGGACCTCGACCTGAAGTCCGCTGCGGCGTCCGCGCATCTCATGTACCTGACCCGTCCGCGCAGCGTGGAAATCTACGCGAAGCTGCACGCCACGGACATGGGCAAGCTCATCGACGGCATGCTCTATGGTGCCACCGGTCTGCGCGGCGTCAACAACCAGTTCCAGCGATTGGTGAATTTGTTCGACACGTTGGACACGAAGGTTCCCGTACTGGGTGCGGTGGGAGCCGTCATCGGCGGAGTGTCCGCCGGCGCGGTGAACCTCTCCTCCAGCGTGCTCGGCGTCGCCGCCAGTCTCGGAGCCATGAGCAAGGCGGCTTTCGCGGCTCCCGCCGCCATCACCGGCTTGGGTGCGGCGTTCGTCGTGCTCAAGCATGCGTGGGGTGACAAGGGTGGCACGTTCAGCGACCAGATCGACATCGCGTCCACGAAGCTCGCCGGTTTCGGCGACGCGATGGACGAGGCGTTCTATGAGAAGGCGCGTCCGGCCATCAGGAGCCTGATGGACGATGTGAGCGGCACGCTTATTCCCGGCATGACCGGCATCGCGTCCAGTGAGGGCAAGGTGGTCGAGGGGTTGGCGGACATCATCCGCGAGTCCGACAAGGCCGGCGAGCTTTCCACGATTTTCTCCCGTACTTCCGAGGCCGTGGACAATCTCAATCCGGGATTGCAGAGCGTGGTGGAGTCGTTCCTCCGCTTGGGTGACGGCACCAGCCAGTACCTGCCTCGCGCCGCCTCCTATTTCAGTGATATGGCCTCGAAGTTCGCCGACTGGGTGGATAAGACCCGAGCCACCGGCGAGATCGTCGCGTCGATGAAGCAGGTGGTCGAACAGGCCGGTTATCTGAAGGACTCGTTCAAGGGCGTGTGGGGCATCGCCACGGGCCTGTATTCCGCTTTGGCGGAAAGCCAGAACGGGCTCGAGGGGTTCAGCACGGCTGTAGGCAAGGCCGACCGTGCGGTGAACTCCGCCAGATTCCAGACCACGTTCAAGGCGTGGGCCAAGGGCGCGGAAGCCGCGAAGAACGAGATGCGCGACGCCTTCTCGGACATCGGTTCCGCAGCCTACGAGCTGCGTGACACCACTGCGGGCATGTTCACCGATGCGGGCAATACGATAAGCTCGTTCACCCGTAACGCGAGCCGTCTGCTGAAGAACTCGAAAGACGGCATCAGCGGATTCTCGTCGGGAGTGTCCGAAGGCTTCCAGAAGGTGTTCTCGGCGGTTGGCGACGCGAGCCCCGCGTTCAACCAGTTGCTGAAGACCGTGGGCCAATTGTCCAAAACGTTCGGCGGTACTCTCGCCGCCACGTTGAAGGCCAGCGCGCCGCTCATCACCACGGTCGCCAAGGCAGCAGAGGCCACCGCCAAGGCGTTCAGCGTGCTGCCCGAACCGATTCAGGCGGCGATAGGCTTGTACGCCACGTTCGGCAGGGCGGGCATGACCGCTTGGAACACGGTGAAGACCGGTCTGGTCGAGAACACGCTGCGCATGGTCGAATACCAGAAGGCGTTGAACGGGCTCGGCGTGACCACCAAGACCGCCGGTTCGAGCATGAAGGATGCTGTCAGCGGTTTCGTCGCCGCGAACCCGTCTTTGAAGGGCATTGCCGACAATGTGAGGAACGCGAACGGCGTGCTCGGTAAGACCGGCGCTTTGGCCAAGGGCGCGGGGAACGCCATACTCGGTGCGTTCGGCGGGCCGGTCGGAGCCGCCGTGACCGCAGGTGTGGCCGTGGTGACCGCCGCCTATTCGGAGTATGTGAAAACCGCTCAGGCCAATGAGCAGGCGTCCGAGAACATTCGCACCGCGTTGGAGAAGATACCGGATTCCGCCCAGTCCGCAGCCGAGGGAATCACCGAGGTTGGCAAGGCCATCAAGGAGAATTTCGACAACACGGATTATTCCGGCACGAAGTTCGACTGGTGGTCGGATATGACCACGGGTTTTGATTCGGTGAGCGACGCGGCCAAGAAGCTCGGTCTCAACGTCAGCGATCTCACCAAGTCCGTTACCGGTTCGCAGGCCGAATACCAGGCGACACTTGACCGGCTCGATGCGACGATTGAGAAATACAATGTCAACGTCGGTCATGGCATAGGCAAGAACGCCGATCTGGCGAGGGCCGCGCAGAAGGTGAAAACCGCGCTTGAGGATCAGCGCAACGAGTACATAGCCAATTCCGAGGCCATTGCACAAGCGAACGGGTATGCGGAGGGTTATGCCACGAAGCTCATCAAGCTTGGTGAGGATTCCGATTCGGTGTCCATCGCCATTTCCACTCAGGCCGAACGTACTCAGATGCTGGCCAAGGCTCAGCAGACTGCTGCGGATTGGGCAGAACGTCAACGCACAGCTCAGCAGAATGCGTTGAACGCGGCTTCCGACTACGGTGAAACGTATTCCAATATGGGGGATGCGATAGCCCGCGTCAATCAGTTGGCCGCGCAGAGCGGCCCGGTTTGGGATGCGAACGCTGCTGGCATCCAGGGCGTGACGGGCTCGTTCAACACGATGAGCGAGGCCGGTCGCGAGGCGCAATCCGCGTTGGAGAATCTGGGCAATTCCGGTCATGACCTGTTGAAGAGCATGGTCGAGTCCGGCGCGTCCGCCGACGTGGTGAAAGCCAAGCAGGCGGAATTGGCGAAGCAGTTCCTCGCCACCGCCGACAGCATGGGTATTCCCGCCGATGCCGCGCAACGGTTGCAGCAGATCTATGGTCTGACCCCCGAGGAGGTCACCACCCTGTTCAAAGCCGAAACGGAGCAGACCAAGACCGCTCTCACCCAATATCTGAGCAATCTGCGAGCCATCTTCCCCGGGGACGGTAACACGGCGGTGTTCCAGACCATTCTCGAAGGCATCAACAGTGGTGCCATCACGAGCATGGATCAGGTCAGCTCGAAGATGGACGAGCTACGCAAGAACGTCAGCACCGACGGTTCCGGCAAGTACACGATTGTCCTTGATGCCGATGGCACTCAGGCGATCGTCGCCACCGATATTGTCAAGAAGCATGCCGAACTGTTCAAGGCCGGTTCTGATGGTAATGGTTACACGACCAAGCTGAACGCCGACGATCTGACGAAAGCCACGTTGGATTACGTCGAAGGCAATCTCAACGCCTACGACCAGTTGGCTCCGTCCGCCGACCTGAACGCGAAGGACAATTCAGGCCCGGCAAAGGCCAGCGCCGATGCGAACGCCAGCAACTGGGATGCCCAGCATCCCACCGCGTCGTTCGACGGTGACGCGGCAGGAGCCGCAAACGCCAAGAGGTCGGCCTCAAATCAGGGCTGGCAATGGAACGGCAGCAGCTATAACGCTCAGTTCGGTGCCAGTACGGAAAGCGTGTCCAGTTCCTTCTGGAGCGCCATGCAATCCGGTTGGGAATGGGCGAAGCAGAAGTTCTTTGCCGTGTTCGGTATCAAACGCCAGAACGCTGAGGGCGGCGAGGTGGCTGGTTCGAATGTCACCAAGACGGGCCGTGTGGTCGGTCAGGGCAACAATACGAGCGATTCGGTGCCGTTGAACGATTTCACGGACGTTTCCACCGGTGAATACGTGGTTCGCAAGGCGGCTGTGCAAAGCATGGAATCCCTGTACGGCAGGGGAATCATGGCCGCTATCAACGCGACCGGCAGCATTCCCAGCAAGTACATCATGGACGCGCGGCGCACCAGCCAGATCACCATGCCTTCCGGTGGGTTGAACGGTGGTTCCAAGTCCGGCGGCTGGTCGATGCCTATCGAAACCAGTTCGGGTGACACGTACAACCAGACGTTCATCTATCCGAGCGTCACACCGGTCGAGGTTCAGAAGAACAACAAGCTCGACCAGTACGCGAGTCTCGGTCTTTTGCAGTAGGAGGAAACGATGCTCTCCACCATGTCCTACAAGCTCAACGGGGTCGCGTTGGATACTGAGAACTGTCTGGTCGTCGTGGGCTCCACGCTCATGCCGGGCATCAGCACCCGTAGGACGGTGACCACGGTGCCCGGCGTGAGCGGAACCTTGAATCTGGGCGTTCCGCCCGTGTTCGAGGAGCGTGAGATCACGTTGAAGGTGGACGCTTTCGCGCCGAAAGTGTATGAGGAGTCCTCCCGGATAATGCGATTATGCTCCATGCCGAATCTCACTCTCACTCGGGTGAAGGACGGTGTGGAGCAGTCCACGCGCGTGGAACTCGTCTCGTTGACCGCCGACGATGACAGTTCCCATCCGAATAATCTGGTGTCGTTCACCGCGAAGTTCGCCATGACGGGCATATGGTGGCATGAACCGGAATATTGGGATCGTCCGTTGTCGTTGAACAAGGACGGTCTCGTGTTCCCGAAACCCGTCACCATCAACAAGTTCTGGACAAGATGGTCGAGAGAAGCGAACAACAGCACCTCACTGTTGGCGGATTTCATCACCATGTGGCGTGGTGAGGCCAACAATTCCGAGAGCCTGTTGTTCGAGGGAGGTATCCCCGGCGACGGTTTCTGGGGCGACGCCCCGTTGACGGATATCGTGTTCCGTTTTCCCAGCACCGTCACCTCCGTCTCCCTGACCGACCCCACGTCGAACACGGGAATCAGCTGGACCGGTGCAGCGGACAATGCGAAACCCCTCTATATCAGGCCCGACATCATGCGCGCATGGCGTTCCGACTATGCGAACTCCTGGACCCCCACCGGCACGGACGTTTCCACAGGATTGGATTATCCAGCAGGCGGCATCCTGCAGGTATGGCCTGACATTTACGAACTGTACAGATTGAAGGTCACCGCCACGGGTGCGACGGGAGATGCGCTCATGCATGTGCGTCGCGCATGGTGGTGACGGGAAGGCACTTATGAAGAACCTCTCCATCCGTTTGAAGGCGTACAAGCCGAACGGTGACACTCTGGGCCTGCTCCCCCAGCCGTCCTCGTTTTCCGCGAGTTTCCTGCACGACGACACGGGCGCGCTCCGATTGGAGTATTCCCGTAAGGCGTTGAATGGGTCGATTCTCGAACGCAAGCTCGAAACCGGTCTGGAAATCGCGGTCGAAGTGTCCGACGGTGGCAGATGGCTGGAACCGTTGAACGGTCGTTTCGTACTCATCTCCCGCAGCCGTGACGCCTTGGATTCATCGGATACCGTGACGTTCACCTGCCCCTCCTACGCATGGCTTTTGAACAAGGCCCTTATGCTCGACCTCAATCATCTGGAGGGCGACGGGGATGATAAGGGCAAGCGCGTGTTCAAGAAGGCCTCTGCCGGTCTCGTCATGCGCACGTTCCTTGATGAGAACAAGACCCGTGGCGGTATTCCCGTCACCTGCGGTTTCGATACCGGCAAGGATTCGGCTGGCACCGTGTGGAAGAGCATCATGACGCTCGCCTACACGCCGGGCATCAGCAGTCTCACCGCATTGGCGAATCTCGCCAGCAACAAAATCTGCGACTGGGCTTTCGACAAGCGGACATTGAAAATCTGGAACATGGATTCCACGGGATTATGCCGTGACCTGAGCCGTATCTCCGTCCAATTGGCGCATGACGTGCTCGAAGCCCCGGAAGAGGAAAGCATCGAGGCTTTGGCCTCGCATATTCTCGTGCAGGGCGATAACAACAAGGCTTTCACGAGGGATAATCCCGCAGCGCCTTCCCCTTGGGGCAAGTGGGAGACGTATCTATCCCAGCAGGGAATCAGCGATGACGACACCGCCGCCCTCTATATGCAGTCCACTCTGGATACTGCGGCCCGCGTGCGCGGCCAGTATACAAGGGCCCTGCGTGTCAACGACGCTCCGAATCTTCCTCTCATCGATTGGCGTCCGGGTGACTGGATCACCGCGCCAACCGTCATGCATGGGGAGAAGGTGCGTGTCCAGCAGGTCACGTTGAGCTTGGAATCCAACCAGTTCAAAGCCAGTGTCGTATTGAACGACAAAGTTTATGACGCGACCGTACGTCAGGCGAAACGAGTGCAGGGCATCACCGGTGGTGCCATCAACGGCGGTACCGGTGGTGGAATCCCCGCTCCGGAGAAGGATCATCGTGTGCCGAAGGCCGTGACTGGTCTTGTGGTGCAGACTGATGCGTATATCAGTTCGCGTGGTACGGCGTTGGGTTTGGCGACCTTGCAGTGGGCGCAGGTCTCGCAGGCGACGGATGACACGGCCATCGACATTTCGGGCTACCGCGTGGAGTATCGCAAGAACCTTGCCGGTGCCCCGTGGGTCAGTGGTGGCGTGACTGACGCGCAGCGGCTCACGTTGGGCATCGGCGGGTTGGAATGCGGGCAACGCTATGAGTTCCGGGTGCGCGCGGTTCCCACGTATTCCGACCGGTTGGGCGACTGGTCGAACGTGGTCGTGGCTTTGGTGGCCTCGGATGTGACCCCGCCCAGCGTGCCCAGCAAGCCGGTACTCACCAGCAAGCTGGGCGTGGTGGACGTGCAGTGGGACGGCAGGAACACTGCCGGCGGCGGCATGGAACCGGATTTCGACCATGTGGAGGTCGGCATTTCCGACTCCAACGGGAACTGGAAATACCGGGATAGCGTGGCGCGTGACGGGCATTGCGTCGTCACCGGATTGGAGTATCGCGCCTACTGGTTCGCTTTGCGTTCGGTCGATCATTCGGGCAACAAGTCGGATTGGGGTGTGGGCGCGTCGATCACGGTCGCCAGCGCGGTGTCCCAGACCGACCTGGACAGGCTCGACAAGGATCTGCGGGACAACAAGACCGCCATCGACAACGCGAACAGGGAATTGTCCCAAGCCAAGCAGGATATCGCCGGCAATACGACGGCGATAGGCAACGCGAACAGGGAATTGGCTACGGCGAAGTCCGACCTGACGCAGGCGAAGCAGGACATCGCCAACAACACGACGGCCATCGGCAACGCGAACAAGCAGATCACGTCGAACAAGACGGCCATCGATAACGCGAACAGGGAACTGGACGCGGCTCAGGGCGACATCGCGCAGGCGAAGAAGGACATCACGCAGGCCAAGTCGGACGCGGCCAACGCGAAAAACGAAGCGGGCAAGGCCAGCGCGGCCATCGAGTCGGCGAAGTCCGACATCGCGAACGCCGCGTCGAAGGCCCAGTCCGCGTTGGACAAGGCCAATTCCGTGGGCAAGAGCCTCGACGGCCTGCACAACGTGTACGAGGGGCCCGACGACCCGACCACGCTTTCCGGCGTGACCGTGCGTCAGGGTGATTTCTGGTACAAAACCCAAAAATACTGGACGCGCTGGTCCGGCGCTGCGAACGACAGCACGTCCCTGCTGGCCGACTTCTATACGGGCTGGAGCGGCGAACCGAACAATTCCACGAGCTGGCTCGTGCCGTTGTCCAGCCGTTTCATCGGCGTGTACGTGTGGGATGGCACGGCGTGGAACGAGCGCAACATCGTGGCCGCGAACATTCTCGCTTCCGGCAGCGTGGTCGCCTCCAACATGGCGGCGAACAGCATCACGACGGAGAAGCTGGTGGCCGGAGCGATCACCACGGACAAGGTGGCGGCGAACGCGATAGTCGCCGGCAAGATAGCCTCCGGTGCCATCACCACGGACAAGCTGGCCGCTTTGGCGGTTACCGCCGACAAACTCGCCGCCAACTCGGTGGTGGCGGGCAAGCTCGCGGCCAACAGCGTGGACGCGGGCAACATCGTCGCCGGCGCGGTGACCGTGGACAAGCTGGCCGCCAACTCGGTGGACGCGAGCAAGATCGTGGCCGGAGCCATTTCGACGGACAAGCTGGCCGCGTTGGCGGTGACCGCCGACAAGCTCGCCGCGAACAGCGTGGTGGCGGGCAAGCTGGCCGCGAACTCGGTCAACGCGGGCAACATCGTCTCGGGGGCCATCACCACCGAGAAACTGGCCGCGTTGGCCGTGACCGTGGACAAGCTGGCCGCCGACAGCGTGGACGCTTCGAAGATCGTCGCGCAGTCGGTCACGGGCGACAGGATCGCGTCGAACACGATCGTCGCCCGGAACATCGCGGCCCAGTCGATCACGTCGGACCGTATCGCGGCCGGCCAGTTCGCCGGCTACGTGTTCACCGGCTCAATATTCCGCACCTCCGGCTCGAACCCGAAGGTCGAAATGACCTCCAGCGGCATTCACGTCACTAATTCGAGCGGTCAAGATGTTCTACGAATTGGGTACGGAGTAGAAACCGGACTATCGGTAATGAACCCTTATAACAGCAAGGAGATGGTTCCTCTGACCTATCAGGCTTTTTCGCAGATGGCTTACAAGGAGCAGACGAAGCAGTATAAAACGTATATAAAGAGGTTTGACAGTTTCGATAATTACGAATCAAAACAAGACTACGACAATATCATCAATCTAAATTTCGTAACGACAAAAAGTGGGAAAGTTCTTATTGATTTCGAAACTTTTTACAGTCTCTTTGTGGATGCGATTCTCGATAACAGATCATCACCGGCAGCTTCTGTCACTATTACGGCCTACGCCGACTATTATGTGAAAATCATGAATAAATCCGGCGCGATTAAGTTCGACGACGGCTTTTTATTTAAAAACACTACAGTCATGGCATTTGCGTATAAGCCAAAAAGCAACAGCGCGGTTGGAAACGAGAGTTATCGACGTGTCGTTAATCTCGATCCATTCCAACTGTATTCGCTTGAAGTATACGGATCGATTCGATTTAAATTATCCGCAGCAAATAATCCAGTTTTCCCTCCGAGAACCAGTGATTTCGAAAACTATTGTTCCGGCAACATTAATGGCACTTCGATTTCAGTCACGCCACTTGCGGACAGTTAAACAGGAAAGGAACGTTTTATGGCAGACAACACAACCGACAACCTCGTGCAGGCGGACGCCAACGACGTGCTCGACAACATGGCCACGCAGCTCGCCAGCCAGGCACGCCAGCTGGCCATCAGCCAGGCGCAGGTCATGACACTGCAACGCGATGTCGCCACCCTGCAGCGCAGGCTCGCCGAGCTCGAGGCCAAACAGTCCAAGAGCGAATAAACACAGTCAAACCATTTTTTCCGAAAGCCATCCCACGGGGGTGGCTTTTCTCATACCCGAAAACAGAAAGGGGAAAGGCATGGTGTATCTGCACAACTTTTACCTCAATCCCATGTTCGACCCGTCCGGCCCCCGACCGGGAGCCGACGCGCATAACTGCACGGTCGGATACGTCAGCGAGTACAAGCCGCCGAGCCTGTATCCGGGCGTCAACCTTGTGTCTGTTCAATAGAAAGTGGGCCGTGTGAGCGTGTGGAAAGTCTCCAGATGAGCGGCAGGTTTTAGTCCATTTCAGCGTGTGGCGAGAAATGAACACCGGCCCGTCCTGCCCGTACTAGTTTCCCGAGTCGGAAGCA